TTATTCAAATTTTGTTAATTTATATTTTTTATAAATTTGTTTATAATTTTTTGTAATATATGATTTTTTTCGACACTTTAAAGATAATTTTTTACCGTAATCATAATATGCATATACAACATCAATATTTCCGATCGCTTTAAAATGTTTTCTTAAACAATCAACTCCATTTTCATTTTTGGATATTATAGATGGACAAGCATATGAATTTGAATAATCATACTTTCCAAAAATATTTTTCTTAATAATTAAATATCTAGGATTCTCTATTGGAGAAAGTAGTTCTCTCATAGCCTCATTAAATATGTTTTGCTCATAAATAGAAGCATTTTTTATTGTTGTTGTAATATAAGTATTTAAATCGTCAGAATCAATTGTCAACATTGCGCCAGGCCCAATAATCTCTAATTCCTTCATTGTTTTTAGGATTGATTTTCCAAGTGATTCAATCGATTTTTTTGGACTTATATTTCTTATAACTACATTGACAATCTTTTCCATAAAGAAAAGTGTTAATCCAATTATGATTACCGCAAATATTATGATAAAAGGATTAATATTTGGTGTTGCAATTAATCTAATAAGAGGATTCAAACCACTAATTACTCCAGAAATCATAGCAGATCCAACTATCAAGCCCATAATGTTAAAAAAGGTAAATGTTGGCACTTTGCATTCCTTAGGTACTTCTACGACCATATTAGTATTAATATTAGCAGGAACATCAACAGCGTCTTTCCAAATTTCTCGGACTAAATCTCTGTCTTTTGCTCTTGCAAATGTATTACTGTTAATCTGGTCAATTCCTTTTTTTGTAAAAGGTGGTTTTATAGTTGTAATTCTTTCAATTCCGCTTTCAATTTCGTGTGTGTCATAATTTGGTCCTACAAAACAGTCAAATCTTCTTTTTAATGTTTCGAAATCACACGAAGTAATATTTTCTTTGTCAATGAATAAACTCATCTTCATTTTTTTAATAGGATCTTCTTCAAAAATATATGGAGGTTCTACTGTTACTAAGTGCCAAATATTAGATACTTTAGATTCATTATTTTTATCTATTCGAATAGCTCTTCCTCTCATTTGGTTTGATAACATGAATGATCCGACATAGCTAGCAAGAATCAATGAATTGATGCAAGGTGAATCCCATCCTTCACCTAGTAATGCTTGAGTACCAATTAAGATATTAACACTACCTCTTTGAAATAGTTTAGTAATGACGTCAACTTTTTCTCTGTTTTCGCCTTTGAAACTAATATTATAGAAATTTGTTCCATTTATTTCTGAATACTTAATCTTTTTTTCAATACCTTCAACTTCAATAAGTTCTCTAACAACTTCTTTTGATAATATTACTAAGCTTCCTGATAAACATCCTATTTTTGCATTTGGTTTTTCACGTCTTATAGTTTCAAAAATAGATACTAAGCTAATATTATCAAATCTAACATCTTTGCCAATATTACCTATACTTTCCTTTTTGATATAATCAGTAAGAATTAGCATTCTAAGATTATCATTTAAATTAGTCATTTCGTTATCGACTATTTTTGCGATACTGCTAAGTTTGCCAACTGAGGATACTAACTCTCTCTTTTGTCTTTCCGATAAATCAAAAATCGCGTGTTTGCGTTCTAACAAAGAATATTTTTTTAATATAAATCTTATATTTTCTTTTTCTTCATCATCTATTAAATCTTCTTTTAATAGAAAATTAATTGCACGTTCTGCATACTTTTTATCTAAACTGGGTATACTTTTTGAGTTTGTTAATGTTTTAAAGATTCTTTTATTCACACTGTTATTAGAGTGATTTAGAAGAATAAATAAGGCTACAAACTCCGCAAAAAATTTATAAATGAACTCATTATAATTCTTATAAATATATTCAATTTGAGAGTTCAATGAACGAATAAATTCTAAATTACATATTTCATCTATTGCTTTTAAGGAGTTTGAATATTGTCCTTTGAATTCAAATATCTCACTTTCAGAAGGAAAATTAAAAATTATATAATCTTGATGAGGACAAAGTGTTTTTTCCTTCACCAATTCCGGTACAAATATTTCATCATCAATCTCTCCACTAACTGATATATATCTTTCCCACTCTGTTTTGTTAGCATCATAAGGTGGGGTTGCTGTTAATGAAATAACTGTAATATCTTTATCAAGACCTTTAATAAACTTTTCAAGAGCCTTTTGCCATTCGTTCTGTAAGTGGTGTGCTTCATCTAAACAAATCGTTTTAATATTGTTTTCTCTCATTAATTGAAATAATTCAATCTTAGAGTAGTCAACTACCTCTTCATCTGTAGATGTAGGTATTTTATTCACTGCAGAATATAAAGCTTGGTATGTAATAGAATTTATTAATGTCACTTCATTTAAATCATATGATACATACTCGTTTATTCTACTTTTATCGTACACAAATGATTCTTCAAATCTGTTTCCCCATTGTTGTCTAATAGTCGTTGTCGGAGACAAAATAATACATGGATTATTCAAACGTCTAATTAACTCTAAACCGAGAATTGTCTTTCCACTTCCTGGTGCAGCAACAATATTTATTTTATTATCTGATAAGAATTTTTTTGAATTATCTAGGACACGCTGTTGATAATCGCGAAATGTACCTTTGAAATAAACACCTTCAAAATTCATTTTATGATTCATTTCAAAACCTCCCAATAGCCATCTTTATTAGAATTCATTCGTTTTAGTAAATTCTTTTCTTTTAACGAATTTAATATTCTATTAATAGTTCTAATAGATATGTTTGATTTAATAGACATTTCAGCGATCGTTATTTTAGGATCTTTTATAATAATATCTAAAATAATCTTTTCATTTTCATTTATTGCGCCATTTATTGTGCCATTTATTGTGCCATTTATCATCTTATTTCTATCTACTCTTAAAAATTCAAATGTAAAATCTGTTTCGTTATTAATGTAATTAATAGAAACACCATTTTCTTCACACAGTCTATATACTTTTTTGATGCCATGCCCAAAGGTTTCAACATCATTACATAAAAATAAAACCTTGGCAATCTTTTCGTTACGTAAAAAAGATTTCAATTCCTTTTTTGAATAATCCAAAGGCGTGTAGTCATTCGCAAAACATCCAGGATTAGTTATTGATATTCTATTTGAATAAATATCAATTTCATGTTGAACATTAATATCATATCTAGCATGGGCAAAACTATTAATAATTGCTTCTCTTATAGCTTTTACTGGGACTTCCGGAATTTCCTTTCTTTGTATTCCTCCATCAAATTCAACTCTCCAATTTATATGTTCTACAATGTATCTCATTCCTTTTTGAACTAGGTTGAATATATTCCCTTCATACCTTTGTATATCAATAAATGTAACTTTTTGATCTGTAGCAAAAATAGCAGTCTTTAATACCAAAGGCCTATTCTTAGAAAACAACAATCTTCCTGCATTAGTAAGGTGGTCATTTTTTATCAAATCCAGCTTTTCTAATAAGTTTTTTTTATCATATGGAATTTCTGGAAGTCTATTATGGCAAAGGTATACAATTTTGATACAAAACGTTTGCCACTAGGCTCAAATCGTTTGCTACCCCTTATTAAATCGTTTGCCACTATCTAATTTTTCAAGCAAATCGTTTGCTACCTAAATCAAATCGTTTGCAACTAATTTTAATAGGAATAAGTGATTGTCGCCCGTCACTTACTCCAAATTCTAATTCAAGGAGGATTCAAGCATTACTACTTTCCGCTTACCTCCTTTTCTAAGTTCTTAGCTAATTTTGTATAAGTGTAATCATACCTACAGTAAGTATGATAACTGAAATCTAGATCTGGTTCTCTATCTTCAGCTTCAGTATTGATATGGACTAACTTGTTAATGAATAGTGCATCACCAAGACTTGCATTGAAATTATCGAAGTTAATCTTTTGAGCTTCTAAATACATATCTTGCTTATCCTGATAACAGTTCACTTGATAGCAAATATCATATTTAGTTATATAGTTCATTGGCTTGAAGTAATACTTTAGATAAGTATTTAAAAGAATACATTTATCTAGCAGCTTTGCCATATCTTCTTTTATTGGCATATTATAGTTTTTAGCAACTATTCTAGTCTCACTATTCCAATAATCGTTTGACATTGAATAAGAGATATTCTCTTCATCAAGGAACTTCTCAATAAAATCAATAACTGCTGTATTCGCAACATTTTGAAGTCTAATAAGAACAGAACCAACAAATCTAGTTTTGTTTTGAATACCTTTTAATTGTTTAAAGAATCTGACACCAGATGCAGAATCCATAAAGTTAACTGTATCATCATGTTCTGGTGCTTTCTTTTTTGTCTCCTTAGTTAGCTGTTTAATCTCATAATGGTTCTCAACCTTAACAATCTCAAAGTTGATTCCATTAGCCTTAAATGCTGGAAACTTATCTGCTTTTTCATCATTCGTTAGAATGTGGCAGCATACCAAATTATGGTCAGCAGTTTTGCCGCCTCTGCTTTGTGGAAGAATGTGATCTACATTCCATCCAAATTCGCTATTACGATCGTTATAAGCACCCTTGGCAATTGTACGTCCGGTAAAATCTTTTACCTTAGTTTCCTTACCAAAAGACTTATTCCAAAGGCGCATAGCAGTCTCTCGGTTTAAATCCATGTGTTTTTCTTTCATCTTAATTCATGCGAAAAAAGATGCTTTTACCTCCTATAATTAGTCAGTTGCAGAAATCATGTGACCAACCATAGGGCGACCTATTGCTATGAACCTCAAAGGGCAATCCTCATAATAGCGTTACAGAAGATTAGTTGGTCAAACTTTCTTTTGAAAGCTGTCAGTTTCTTTAACTGCAAAATAAGTATATCACAAATGCTTTATTTTTTCTACCGTTCGGCGCATATTTCCAAAAGAAAAGCCACCCTTTATGGATGGTCAATTTCTACAGGACTGCCCGCCTGCAAGCGTACAGCTATCTATTACGGCCCATGGGTACTTGAATGCCGAGCAACACCATGACTTAGTGCTATCTAGGGAGAGTTCTAGAACCCCTCACTTATATATTACGCAGAAATTATATTTTTTCACAACTTTATTTTAATTTCATCGCCAATATAGAATTTGAAGGTCAACTCTTCTTTTGAAACAAGTATCTCATCAACGCTCATTTTAAATACTGATTCATTCCATTCTTTTAAAATGTCTGCAGTTTCAAGCTCTTTTATCTTTAATTCCAATATTTCTTTTTGTGTGGCTCTTCTGGCTCTTTCCTCCTGAAGGGCTTTTACTTTTGCTTTGCCTTCATCGTATTTATTTGAAAGGTAATCATAGCGTTTCTGGTATTCTTCTTGGTCTTGAGCTGTTGATGCATTTTCCATTACCATCTTATGCACCTTATCGGCTATTAAATCTAAATCCTCTGATTCCTTGATAATCTTGTTATCCAAATCCTCGAAATCGCATAGAGACTCAACTAGCTCTTTGGTAGTCTCGATGACCATTTCCTTATTGACGCAAATGTTGTTATAAGCAACTAGGAAGGCATCCTTAATTGTATCTTCCTCAAGTGTTGGAGTGTCGCATTTCTTAGCCCCATCATATTTGTGGTTACATCTCCAGATTACTTTTCTGTAAGGATCGTTTGAGTGCCATACCTTCTTGCCGTAGTATGAACCACACTCAGCGCATTTGAGCTTAGATGAGAATACGTCTTTTGCACTATAAACGTTCTTGTCCATTTCTCTTCTTTTAATCTCCAGTTGCACCCTATCCCAGATAAGCGGATCGATGATTGCTGGATGCCCATTTTTGACGTAATACTGGTTGACCTCTCCTTCATTCTTCTTCATCTTATGTTCTAGGAAGTTAACAGTGAATCTCTTTTGAAGAAGCGCATCACCTTTGTACTTTTCATTTTGAAGAATCGATGTAATGGTCGAATAAATCCACTTTGTTTTACCGCCTGGAGTAGGTACGCCTTCTTCCATTAAGCTTTGTGCTATTCCTCCTGGAGTCATGCCATCTAGAAAATAACGATATATCTTCTTAACCACTAAGGCTTCCTTTTCGTCAATTACGATATTGCCATCTTGGTCCTTTTTATAACCCAGAAAGTTTTTCCTTGCGAGATTGTACTTGCCATCTGAGAACCTCTTTCGTTGGCCCCATGTGACGTTTTCTGATATGTTTCTTGATTCGTCCTGCGCAAGTGAACTCATTATGGTAACTAAAACTTCACCTTTAGAATCTAGTGTATAGATGTTTTCTTTTTCAAAGTATATCTCTTTTCTTTTTTCCTTTAATTTTCTTATTGTTGTTAAGGCATCAACAGTATTTCTGGCAAATCTTGATACTGACTTTGTAATAATAAGGTCAATTTTATCATCCAACGCATCCTTAATCATTGCATTGAATTCTTTTCTATTTTTCAAACTTGTACCAGTGATTCCTTCATCTGCATATACTTTGACAAATTCCCATTCATCATTGGCTTTTATTAACTTTGTATAATAATCAACTTGCGCTTCATATGAAGTTAATTGCATCTCATCATCGGTTGAAACACGTGCATATGCTGCAACCCTTCTCTTTACTTTAACATCAAGATGCTGATGTGTAATTGGATTAATCTTTGAAGGTATTATTGTTACTTTTGCCATTATTCATCAGCTCCTTTTTTCTTGTAATGTGCTTTAGCCCTTTGCCTTGCCTTTTCTCTCATTTCTGGAGTCCAGCCTTCACTTCTTTTTGGATCATCCCATGTAATATCATCTTCATTTCCATCAACTCTTTTAATTCTTAGTAGATTGCCTGGAAAGACGGTAATATAATCAATTTTCTTATTGAAGGCATCTTCAGAAAAACTATCAATTCCTAAATATTTATTTATAGCTTTAATCAAGTTATCCTCTGGTATTTGTTTTGCAGAACAGTTTTCTTTTCCTTCACTATCATATGTATGGCATATCCATAATTTTTTATATGGTGTAGTTTTATGTCGATAAGAAGCTCCGCATAAACCACATTTTATTCTTGAGGTAAATACACTTTTATTCCCCTTGATATAATTGGCCTTAGGTAATACTCCTCTTTTAGCCAATAGCTGTTGCGCTAGATTAAAAGTATCCTTATCAATAATTGCTTCATGGTCATTTTCAACCAGGAATTGGTCCTGTTCTCCTTTATTAATTCTTTTCTTTTTAGTTAGATAACTTTCACGATATGTTTTCTGAAGCAATAAATCTCCTGTGTAGTTTACGTTAGATAAAATATGGCGCACAGAAGATTTATACCAATGGTCTGAATATTTAGGTTGGATTCCTTCTTTATTGAAGATGTTTGCTATCTTTTGTATGCCACATCCTTCAATAAATAATTGAAATACTCTTTTTACTATTTTTGCTTCTTCAGGAATTAAAACTAGTTTTTTATCAATCAGCTCATATCCAAGGTGGGATTTTCCACCCCACATAATTCCTTCGCTAAGATCCTTTTTAATACGCCATTTCATGTTCTCTGAAACACTTCTTGCTTCTTCCTGAGCAAATCCTGCAAGCAAGGAAAGCATAAGCTCACCTTCAGAAGATAAGGTGTGTATCTTTTGTTCTTCAAAATAAACATCAACACCATATTCTTTTAGTTCTCTTGTTGCCTCTAAGAGCGTCAATGTATTTCGAGCAAATCTTGAAACTGACTTAACTATAATTATGTCAATTTTGCCATCTTTAGCATCAGTAAGCATTCTTTGAAAGTTTGGTCTTTCATCCTTAGTACCAGATAATGCCTCATCTGCATATACGCCAGAATAAATCCAATCAGTATGACTTTGAATATATTTACTGTAATAAGATATTTGTGCAGAAAGCGAATGAAGCATCGCATCTTTACCACTTGATACCCTAGCATATGCGCATACCCTTTTTTTGCTAATTAAGCTAGGTTTAGCAGCTATTTTAATGATGTTATCAGCCATTTTATTCCTCCTTTTTGTCACACATATATATCACTCTAAATGGCTTATATAGCAAGTCAATTGAACGATATAGACTGACATTTTTGATACCAAATTTTCTGGCTGTCTTTGCTTCCATTTTGATATAATCTTCATCACTAATTAAACCGCTCTTTTTCCAATTTTTAAGCACTAGTATTGTATTTATATAATGGAGTAGATTTTGTTCTTCAGGATTCATCAGAACCACCTCCATTTTTTACATACTTAAGGTAACATTCCCTTGAACAGAAAAATTGGCTTGCTTTACTTCTAGGTGTAAAAATAGAGTTACAGCATTTGCATCTTCTTTCGCTTTGATGTATTAACCAGAATTGTCTTCTACATTTATCAGAACAGAATTCCTTTTTCTTCTTGCCCTTTGTTTGAACTAATGGATTTCCACAGTATTTACACTTATAGCTTTCTTTTTCTAACTCAATGGTTTTAGAGTATCTGCTTATAATGCTTTTTACACTTCCTACAGATATTCCGAGTTTTTCTGCAATTTCTTTATAGGAACAGCCGCTTTTCTTTAGATTAATAATTATATTTTTATCAAGCATAGCTCTACCTCCTTCATGGTGATAGAGCACAAAATGAATAGTTTGTCCGAACCAAAATAAAAAATCTCACCCGAATAAATGAGTGAGACAAGTCTAATGGTTTTAAACCGATTATTTAATTTTTTGAAGCATTGAATTTACTCGTTCTAGTTCGCCTTCAAGTTCCTTTTTATCCTTACTATTATCAGCTGTTTCGATAAGATCTTTTAAATCTTGTTGTTCCACTAAAAGTATTCCCTTCAAAGTATTAGCTTCTTTACTAGACAAGTCTAAAACTGGCATTCTTCCACCACCTTTCAAATTCCATATTTCAAATTATATGAGCTCAATTTTTGATGAATTTACCATAATTTACACCCATACTTTTTATATGTCAAATCGGCCTTTTAATCTAAGATTAACTTTTTGATAAAAATCTTTTTAAAAGGTTATTTTATTTTTCTAAACACATACAATAAAGCCCGTTTTTTATAAAAAAGTCTTCTAGACCCCTATGAAAACATTTTCTTTAAAAAAATTTATTTTTGAGTACAAAAAAAGAGCCCACTACTCATCATTCCTGACTTTCATGGGCTTACCTTAGTTTTCCTTGTCTTTATTAAATTGTTTGAAGATTTGATTAGTACCAGTTGCAGTTAAACCAGATGATGCACCAATTATAATAGCCACTACTACATTTGTAGCTGGAATAATTGATGGGATAAAGTAAAAGCAAATAATACCTGCGATAGATCCAATGATTAATGAAATCAAAGGAATCAATCTAAGAAACTTCTCGTTGTTATTAAATGCCTTCTTTAAAATCTCAATAATTAAGTACACCGCTGTTGCAATTGCTGGTACGCTTATTAAATTCAAATAGTCCATCTTGAACCTCCTTATTTATGTGCTTGTTTATTGACGTATTCTTCTATGTCCTGGATAGCTTCAGTCACAGGACCATTGCAGCCTTGTTCCTTTAAGCCTTTAAGACATGCAAGAACACCTTTTGTTAGAATTGATTGTTCTTCCTTAATTGCTTTGATATCTGTGTCGTTTTTTTCACGCTTCAAGAGCCAAATATGGAAAGCAAAAACAGCACCGAAGATGACTCCAAGTGCTGTTATAACTGATGCAATTAACAATACTAATTGTGCTGATTCACTCATAATAATTCTCCTATTCCAGCCATAAAGGCTTTTCTGGTATGATTTTAGTTTCAGTTACAGCTAGCCAAGCTTCATACCAAGTTTCTATTTCTTCTCTCTGACTGTCAGTTAGTTTGTTCCACCAAAGTTGAGACCTATTATCAACAATATTGAAACATTCTCTTTGCCTTCTTTCCCTTAACGAATCATCATCCATTAAAGATTCCAGAACGAACTCTCCATCAACATATCTCCAGTTTGTATTAAAACCGAATGTTGATATTGCTTCGAACTGTTCATCAGTTATTTCCATTTCAATTGTTGCATCTCTTATATATGGACTCTCAACATATCCATTTTCATTAATCTTAATAATCATAGGCCCTCCTAATATCCGATAACTAAATATGTAACATATCTAGTACCAGAACCATCATTTGCTATATAAACTGTCGTGCCGCTGATATAAGTCATACAAATACCTTTTGATCCACTTAAACTTTCATTTGAAGCAGTCGCTTGACAAGTTGCATAAACATAAGAAATCGTTGAAAAATATCCACCTAGATAAATTGAACCCCATGCATCTTGTGCTAATGACATCCTTCCACACCATATTCTCACATGCCTTCCAGCAGTTGGAAATATATTCTCAAATGCAGGTATTTTCATCATGTCTTGTATGGAAATATTAGTCTTACAAATTGCGGCTTCATTACCATCAGTGTAATAAATTGATAAGCCATTCTGATCTAGTTGAGACCAATATTGACCATAGTAACCATCTGATTTAAATCCAAAAAACGCACTATTGATTCTCATATTTGTAGCAGCAATTGCATACTTTGGTAATCTGTCATCAGTGCTTTCTTCACCAATACTAAAACTTCCATAGGTATTATTTGAGTATTTTAGACCACTACTATTTATTTCTAGATTGCCAATCTTTCCACTTTTTGAAGTGATGGCACCAGTATTATCAACACTAAAATTGCTACCGACTTTAATAGATGCACCTTTAATATCGAGTGTCGTGTCCCTGACGAAATAATAAGTTCCACCATTTGATGCAATTGATATATCTGAAGTATCTGGAATTAATACATAACCTCTATCATCGCCACTACTCGCACTTCCGTCTTTACGGTAAACAATATAAATAAAATCACCAGATTTTAATCCTAAGTATTCCACCTTTGTATATGAACCTAGTGTCTTTCCACTTTGTTGTTTTCCTCTTGTATTAGCATAAGCTGTTGAATCGGTGTATGTTGTAGGAAACGATGCTGCATTAACCTTTGATGCTATAGTATAGTCGAAGTTTGATTCGGCATAAGAACGAATATAGATAACTAGATTCATTGCTTTATTAATTGTGATTTTGCTTACAGCTTGTGTACTATGGATATTTTCACTATTTGATCTATAACCAATTAAGGATATTGATGTTAGTTCAATACCACTATTACTCCCTGGTGTTCCAGCATAAAGGCTATTTGATGAAATATTAAATCCACCAATAGTGCCTTCAATAGATGCAATTTTTCCATTAATTTCTAATCCTGATGAATTAACCTTCATTACAGTATTTTGATTAGAATACAATTCAAAGCCACTACTTTGAAGCTTCCAACCAAAAGATGAACTTGAATTACCATAAACACTATTTGCTTTATTTGAAACCTCTGCTGAAATCGTGGATGTAGTTTGTTGAAGTATAGATACATCAGATTCTAAAACATTTATATCTTCTTTTGCTGTATTTAAATCATCCTCAAGGCCAGTAATTGTTTGAGTGTGCTGTGATACAGTACTTGTTAGTCCACTTAGGTTTGTTTCAAAAGTTGATTGCTTTGTAGTTAATGTTTGAACATTTGATTTTAAAGTATCAGTTCCGTTTTGTTCTTTCCAAGTTGTGCCATTAAAGATTTTTGTTAAGGGTGGATTTTGAGATGTATCCACCCACAATTGTCCAGTGTAAGGATTTTGAGGTGCAGTATTCCCAGTATAAACATCATTCAGAGAATAAATTGTATATTGAGCTTGTGACCTCATTTTTAGCACCTCCTAAATTGTTACTTCAACCATGAATGTTGCTTTAGTTGTTACATCAGTATTTGAAACAGATAATGTCTTACCAGTTTTATGACCACTAGTTCCCCAGTCCGTATCTATTGCTCCATCTTTGTTATACTTAGTCCACGTGTAAGTTCCTTGACCTGCTGAATCCACTTCGACTCCTGCTTGATATACAACAGCTTTTAAAGTTGTAGATCCTTGACCATTTTTAAATACATCTCCACCAGTTGATGTGATAACAACTTGAAGTGGGTCTGCATTATCGATAAAGGTTGCAACATCAAAGAATTTTGAATTGTAGGTATTCGATGCAGAATCAGTATCAGTGGCACAACACTTAAAGACAGCGTATGAATCTACAGCTGCCGCATAGATTGTGATGGTTGCCGTAGTCGTTCCCGTGTATTTCCCTGTGGTGTCTGCTAGTTTCCTCCAGCCAACACCAAAATCTGCATCATAGCCACTAGAACTTGAACTAGTAACGGAAGGATCCATAATAGCCCATTTATAACCAACGTTCGTAGTATCTACGGATGAGCCTCTCCAAAGTTCTGCTTTTGCAGTCAATGTAGGAACGTCGCTGTTTTTAAAGACATTGCCGCTTGGTGTAGTAACAAGCAAATCGACGATACCACCACCATTAACTACTCGTGAGAACGAAATAGAAAGTGGATGGGTAAGTTCAAGACCTGTAGATGCATCTTTGTAAGTGATTACGCATTTGAAATCCACACCAGCAAGACCTGCCATGATGTTTGCTTTAACAGTTAAAATATGATTTTTTGTTCCTGATAAAGCATAATTGCCACCAGTCGTTATTGCCGTAGTCGATGTTCCTTGATACCACTTAACCGAAGTGACTGCAGATGATGTGATTTGGTCGGTTGTAGTACCAATGACATAAAGGCTTGGCGTTAAAACCAAGTTGGATGATTGCCAGTAAGGACTATAAGATCCATTATCAGGGTTATACATCTGCGTTTTAGGATGATTTGAGCCGATATAACCAGTTAAGGTTAAGGCGTCATTGTAATCAATAATCGTAAATTGACCTTGTGCTTTAGACATGTTTTATTCCTCCTCTTTCCCTAATAGGGATTGTCTAGTTGTTGTATCGATTAAATCACAATAGAATGTGGCTTTTACCTGCACATCATCATTTGTAATTTCAATCTCTTTAGTTCCACCATAATGATTGATATTCCATATATCATCAGCATCACTATCACTTGAAACCCTAGTCCATATAAATTGATTTGGATCTAAAGAATCAGTGACATCTTCATCCCAACTATAAACGGTGGCTTTTAAAGTTGTTCTTATATCTCCATTTTTGAAGATGTTTCCATTTGTAGATGTAATAACAAGCCTATACATCTTCTTACTTTCTATTTCATCAATTCTTCCTGCTTGTTCATTAACTGAATCAGTAGTTGCATAAGATCTTAGCACTACCTCGCCAGTTTCAAGATTCCAATATGAAGAACCATCAAGGCTTGATAGAACACCAGCTTTAATTATGTTTGCGACCAAAGTTCCTGAAGTGATGAAATTGGCAACGATTGAGCCATCAGCTGTTATTGCAGTTTCATAAGGACCATTGTAGCCATGAGATGAAAAGCCAAGACCTCCTAGATTCCATCGCCATACATTCACAGCTTCATCTATATTCTCATTATCAAGAATTAAAAGCTCGTAAGGTGTACCATCATCATGTGAGTGGATAACAACACATCCACCCTTATTACCAGTGATTAGCTTTGTAGCATTTGAAATAGCCGATGTTAATAAAAGAGGAAATCTATCTACCTCTTTCTTAGTAGTTTCGATTTCTTCTTCAATATCGTTTATCCTTACTGCTAAATTTGATTTAGCTTCGCCTAGTGTTATTGTTTTGTATTTTTCATCAAGGCAAGAATACACTGTCTTGATTACTTTCATTTTCACTTCAACACCTAGTATTTGATGCCTAATTGTTACAGTATCACAAAGTGATAATCTTTCATGCACTGCACTGTATTCGGTTTGTTTCCACAAAGGTTCAAATGATACAGTTATAGTTGGCTTATCGATACCAAGTGGATGATTTCTTATCCAGATATTTGCTTTGGTTCTTAGGGCATATTCTGTTACTCTTTCATTCTCACCAAATTCATCAGTGAAATCTTTTATATAGACTTTGCCGTTTTGAAGAATTGTATTTGAAATAGGTAGTACCTCTTCAGGTAGAGTCACAACACTTTCTTCCCCTGTTTCCTCATCTTCTAAAATTCCATAAGGAAGCACGTGTGTATAAACATCAGTGATGTCAGATGAATGCTCGAACTTAGTTAGGTTCTTTCCATATTCAATAACAACGCCTCTATCCTCTCCACGATCCGAATGTTGATATATCTTGAAATTATCCCATTCAAACTCACCGCCAAACAAATCAAGTAAGCTTCCTTTAGTTCCACCAATTAGGCTCCTTACACTAACAGGTAGTGTCGCACCAAAATCAGCAGCTTTAGACATGTCTGTTTGATAAGTAAATGAATGAGGAAGCACTGCCTTTTGAAGCAACGTTTCACCACATTGACTTATAGATGTATTTTCTAAAGAAAAAGGAGTCACTCCAATTGTTACCAAATCATATGAGATATGAGTGGCATTAACTGTTATGATTCCATTTATAGGTATTGAGATTTTATATATCCTGAACGCTTGGTTTTTTGCTAAATCATTAGGTTTAGCAACGATTATGCGTTCTTTTTTTATGTAGGAATATAATGAACCATTGATTGGATATTTAAGAGTTAGTTCATAGCTTCCATTTCTTTCTTCGGTGATTTCACAAGATGTTGTATCTCTTAGTACACCGATGCCATAGTTATCAAATGTCTTGGCAGTTGATTCAAACAAAATAGGTATCATAGGCACACCCACCTTGGAATAATCTCAATTCTTGTTATCCCACCATTGAAAGATAAGACGTTGTCTCCTTTTACTAAAAGAGGGAATCCATCGCCAGAAACACTGCTATTTTTAAGTTCAGTTCCTTTAAAGAAATTCATAAGTTCGGAGTCAATTTCCACATATTCATCAATGTCACTAAATTGCCATATCTTATTTCCTTCTTCATTTTGAATGACTAATGTTCCTTCACCGCTACCAAAAACTTTAATATATGGTTTAGAAGAAAAGTTGAATGGATTTCTAATGGTTAGTGTATCTGTTATATTCATTGTTTCTAAACCAGTTAAGAGATATCTAAAAGGAAGGCAAGAGAACGTAAGCGTGAACACACCAATCTTTCTAGCTTCATCAGATATGTCCAACTTGTTATTAAAAACCGCTCTTCTTTTGAAATTTATATCATATGAGTCAGTCAAATCGTGATACTTGTTAACCTCATCATAGAGCCAATTCTTTATTCTTGTTAGCTTATCGGACAAGTCTTGAATTGACTTAGCAGGAACATAGCACGTGTAAGATACACCAACATTGCAAAACCTTCCACTTGGATTAAGCAAGTCTCCATCACGTCCAGGAATGGATATAGCTGATGCATCAAACTTTGGTACTGAATAAATCGACTTATTTTGAATTCTTATATCAAACTCGGTTGAATTATGTCCATTGAATGTAAAATTGCTCATGCGAATACCACTCCTTTCCTTTTGATGAAGTTATCAGCAGTTTCCATTATTTCTTCAGTTAAAGAATTGATATCTTCTGCCGAATAGTTATTAAAGTTAGTTATTTGAAGTTGAAGGCTAAGTCCTCCTCTTACAGCATTTTGTGTATTTCTTAAAGAATCCACGCTGGAAGTAACATTAAAATCAGTAGGAACTTTAGACATGTCTGAACCAAGTCCATCAAAGACTGAATTCAAATCTTTTGTCATAGCTTCAGCTGAACCAATAACATCTCCTGCAGTTTCATCGATACCTTTAGCGAGTCCTACCATCATCATGTCACCAATAAATGCCATCTTCTTGGATGGTGAATGGATACCAAAAAAATTCTTGATTCCGTTCCAAAGATTAGATGCCCAATTAGAGACCTTATCCCATATCCATCCTGCTAAAGATTGAATACCATTCCATAATCCTTGAACTAAATTCTTACCCACTTCAGCAAACTGTCCTACCCCTTCACCAAAAGCAGATACAAGTCCTGATATAATTTGAGGCACTGCTTTTACAAGTTCCATAATGATTGTTGGTAAGTTAGTAATAAGTGCCATGAATACTTGTACACCCGCCATAATGATTTTATCTAGGTTGTTCATCAAAGCATTTACTATCCCACTAATGATTTGTGGTATTGCTTCAACAATCATAATGATGATATCTGGTAATGCTTGTATCAAAGATACAAAGAGCCTAATACCTGCATCAATAATCAATGGCAATGCCTCAATAACAGCATTAATTATTCCATCTATGATTTGAGGGATAGCTGCAACTATTGCTTTTATGATTTCTGGCAATGCCTCCACTAAGGAAGTAAGTAGTTGAATACCTACCTCGATAATTTGTGGAATTGCACCTAAGATAAAATCAACTATTGCAAGAATAACCTCAGGTAGTGCTTCTATTAAGATTGGTATTGCTTCTAATATTCCTTGAGCTAAACCTTCTATAATTTGTAAGACAGCGTCTAATAATAAAGGCAAGTTCTCAATTAGTGTATTTACAACCTGGATTAGCACTTCAACTACAGCAGGTATTAAAGTAGGTAATGCATCGGCTAGTCCGTTTGCAAGTGTGATTATTACAGTTGCAGCTGCTTGGATAATTTGAGGTAGATTAGCAAGTATTGTTTTAACAAGTGTCGTTACAATTTGAATGGCACCCTGTGTTAGTTTAGGAAGAGATTTTAATATTGCATTTAAGAATGTTTGAATAAGGTTGTTTGCTGCATTAATTAAAACATCTAGATTATCAATAATAGCTTCCCCAATTCCAATAACAGCAGCCGCTATCATATCAAGCAACTGTGGAATATATTTCATTACAATATTAATCGCTTGTGGCAATATCTCACCGATTACATCAGCAATTTTATCTATGTCTCCATTTGCTTCTTGAACTCCTTTAGTAAATTCACTTAAAAGCCCAACTCCGTCTGATGCTAAATCTGTGAGAATTGGTAATAAGACTGTTCCTAATGCATTTTTAAGAGCTGTCGCACCATTACTTAATAGTTGCAACTGGTCATCAAGATTTCCATAGGCAGCAAGCAAATCATCAGATAAAACATATCCTGCTTCTCTTGCTTGTTTTCCCAATTCCTCCATCTTATCGGCACCAGCTTCAATAAGAGGATTCAACTCTTGAGCAGACTTACCTAAGATAGTCATTGCCAAAGCATCACGCTCGGTTTCGTTTTCCATAGCACCAAGAGCGGCTATGATTTCCCAGTAAACCTCATCACTATCTCTTAAGGTCCCATCCGCATTCATGATTTCAACACCTAGTTTTTCATAGGCTTCAACCATAGATTTAGATCCACCTTGAGCTGATTTCATCGATTTGATTTGTTTTGCCATTGAACCAGTTAATGTATCGATAGACACATCTACTAATTCAGCTGCATACATGTATTCTTGAAGCTTATCGGTAGCAATTCCTGTAACGGTTGATTGAGTTAAGACATTATCTGCATATTCGGCACCTTGCTTTGTGAAATCAATAAGCTTATTACCTATTGCCACAATAGTAGCACCAACAGCAGCCATAGCAGTTGCCATACCTGCAGCAACACCTTTTACAACTCCACCTAATGCTTGAAACTTCTTAGATGAATCATCGCTTTGATTTCCTGCATCTTCAACCTCATCGCCAAACTTATCAGCACTTTTTTCAGCATCCTTAAATTCGCCTGAAGCAGTATCAAGTTGCTTATTGTTGTTTTGAAGCTCACGCTCCATTTTATTAAGCTCTGCTTCTGCCTCATTTAACTTTATCTGCCAGCTTTGAGTTCTTTTATCAGTCTCTCCAAATGATGTAGATGCATTATTTAAAGCATTTCTTAATGTTTCTATCTTGCTTTTTTGAGCATCAATCGATTTTTCTAATACTTCGTTTCTTGCAGTTAATGCTTGAACTGAGTTGTCATTTTTATCGAATTGAGACTCGACAAGTTTCATCTCGCTACCCAGAACCTTGAAGGAGTTATTGATTTCAGCTAGAGCTAATTTGAACTCTTTTTCACCTTCAAGGCCTATCTTCAATCCAAAATTCTCTGCCATGATCAATTTCCTCCTTTCTAAATTCCATCAGGTATAATGTCGTCAATAAAGACTTCTACCTTTGGCTTTGAGATACCTTCAAATTGTTTGTGGCATTCCCATAGATCTAAAAGCAAGCCAAAAGGCATAAACCACACCTCATCCTGTGTTAGATGAAGATGGGCTAAGCCGTAATATAAAAGACGAGTAAACAACTCTTCATCGCTTACTCGCCCACTGCGTTTTTTGATTCTTCACTCACAATGTTTCTTTGAACACCTTTATATAAGGCTTCAGTGATAGCATCTTTGAAATTTGCTAAATCTTGTGGAGTAGTTAGAATCTCAATCTCATCCTCTGTTAAGAGTTCTTTCTTATCGTTTGGATTTTTGTAGTTATGAATTAAGATAGGTTGGTTAGCCAAAGTCGCGATTAACCACACGATTTCGCCTATTGCACCTTCATAATCTTTACTAGTTAAGAGTTTGTCACCAAGTTTCTCTAATCCACCATATTTTTTAGCAATTTCTTTAGTTGCCTTAGTTGTAAGTAAAAGTTCATATTCTTTATCGCCGATTTTGATTATTGCACTTCTTTCGTTAGCCATTAGTTGTTACCTCCATTATTGTTTTGAGCATATGAAGGCTCATAAACTGCGTCATACCAGGCATTAATAATTGCTGTGTTTGACTCGTTTTCAGTAACTTCTGCTTTCCAAAGATGCTTATTTGCACCATCAACTTTGTTTCTTTGAAGAATAGTACCTTCAATTGTTGGAGTTGAGAATGTGATTGAATCACCCTTTGTAGCAAGGTTAGTAGCTGGAACACCAAATAAGACACGGTATAACCAATAATATTTATACTTGCCATTTGACTTCTTTGCTCTAAAGCCAATAGCTACATAGTTAGACACGTCTTCACCGCTTGAAATGAGTACACCATTTGCATCGACTCTAGCACCAACTAAAGCAGCTGCAGCATCGTTACCAATCTCATCTACACCTAAGGAAAGTGTGCCTGATTTGAATTCCTTTACTGCTTCAGCTTGACCATCATCAGCAAATAAAGTGGCTTCATTTAGTTCAATTGAAAGATCAGCAGAAATCGCTTTTGCAAGTTGAACTGGAGTGCCATATGTTTCGTTCCCATTACTATCTTCAGTAATTGGAGCATAATAAAGTTTATCTAATCCTATAGTTGCCATAGATTTAATCCTCCTCTTGTTCTATTTCATAGGTTTTGGCTACGTCTATTGTGTACTGATGGTAGCCTGCATCAGTGTCATAACCGTTATATCTACAATCATTGATATAAAAGAAATGAGAAAGTAAACGTCCAATAATCCGATTCTTAAGTCTTATGTAATTGTTTTTTGTAAAGACCGTTATTCGTACTTCTTGAAGATCTGTTTGTGGCATATCGTCAGCATTAAGCGGATATGAATCAGAAAGAGGCACCAACACTATGTATTCATTTGGAGTTTCTTTACTAAATACTCCTGTCTCAATTGGAATATTAAGACTTTTTAGAAGGTCTTTTGCTTCAGATAAAATATTCATAGTTTCTTGATTTCCTCCTCTATTACTCTAATCATAGTTTGCTCACATTCTTTTTTAGACGATGTCTTTGCTGGCTTCAAAAAAGGCTTTGCAGGTTGGCCATGTTTTCCATATTCGATGATGTTAGCAATCATTGCGTTTGATTTACCATCTTTTCTAGGTTCACCAAAACCAATCTTTATATTGTAATTTCCTTGTTTATCTAGCCTCACTGGACTAAGTCCCAACGAATTTACTAGTTCACCAGTAGACCTTGATTCAGCAGTTGTGTTCTTTCCAATCACAGATTCTAAATTTGCCTTTGTTTTACTTAAAACCACCTCACCACCAGCTTTTAAAGCTTCTTCAGCTATCACATCCATATTGCTTCCTACTTTAGATAGTTTTTTGAGAAGATCATCAGGTAGTTTTGATGTACATTTAGCCATTGGAAGCCTCCACTCGTTTAGCTAATATTTCGATATACATTCCTCTTCCTTTGACATTTTCAACAGATAGGATGTTGTATCTTGTACCATCTAACTCAACATAGTGCTTGGTAGTAATTTTCAACGTAGGAATTTTCCTTAATTTAAAGAGCTCGGTTGCCTCACTAAAAGCCGCCAAATTCGCCCAACGTTCGCTTCCATGCCTTCCTTCAACAAACACTCGAACTTCCGCTAAAACCTCGACATTTTCAAAGCTAAAGCCTTCAGAATCGGTTTCACGTGTTATTGATATGATCTTCGCTTTCTTATTCATTAAACCAAGCCCCATACGCTACACCTTCCATTCTCTGTCTAAAAGCAAGAGCCTATTTGCAGTTTTATATGTTTGTTCGCTGGCATTGGTGTTATCAGCAAAAAAGCCACCAGTTGAACCATCACGTGATTCATAAAAGTGGCTTGATAGCATGATTACTGCTTGTTTGGTTCTTTCACTCATCTCGTGGGTTTTATAATACCCTTCTTCTAAATGCTGATAACCTTCTGCATAAGAAATGGCGGCAGAGATGAAAGAAACAATAAGACTGTCATCGTCGTTGAAAGTTATGATTAAATTCAATTTCACCTGTTCCAATAAATCATTCGCAATCATCACTGCCACCTCCTAAATTAGTTAGAGCCTGTTCCGCTAGTTGAACCTGCTTTTTGTTGTAAAACTTTAATTGCTTCTGGAAGGACTAACTTACCATCTACTCTTTGAGTAGCAACAAAGCCAGTTTGATCAGTTGCGGCATAAAGTTCATTTAATTTCTTGAAGATACGACCTTGTCTATCTGCAATCCAGTAATAAGAGAAATCACCAAAGGCGATAGTCTTAGCACCAGCAGCAATAGCAGGAACGTAACTAGATGTATAAACTGGTCTTCCTAAAATGGTATCAGGAGTTCCAGCAGTTAACGCAGGTTGCCATAAATAGTTATCGTTCTTATCTTTAAGTTTTCTGATTGCCTTAACCGTAGAATCATTAAGAACCCATACAGCTTTCTTTCTGTAAGGTGCCTTTAAAGAATAGAATAAATCGATAATTTCATCGGCAGTAATTGCAGTTGCACTTGCAGCAGTTACGCCAACTTCTGCCCCACCAGTAGAATTGAAGATACCGATAGGTTTACCAGTACCATTACCAGTAAAGAACGCTTCCTCTTCCTTAGTACCAATTCTTCTACCGAATTCCTTAGAAATGTATGCTTCAAGATTAAATGCACTATCGTTTAAAAGTTCATTAGAAACTTTAATTAAAGTACCAAGTTTATAAGCACCAATAGAAACTTGATTGAATGCATCATCGCTATCAGAGATAGTACCTTCTTCATCAACCCAAGATGCACTACCTTTAGAAGCTACAACAGGAATCTTACGATCGCCACTTGAAGTGTTAATAACATGTGCGAGTTTTCTGAAGATATTTTCTTCTTCCAATGCCTCGACAAGAGTGTTCTCGAATTCATCAGGAACTAAATATCCACCTTCAGAGTCAGTACCGATTTGAAGAGCATCAGCAACTTCAGGACGAATGGTTTTACTTCTCATAGCATTCCAGAAACTCTTTTTATAGTTTTTAGATGCACGACCAGTCTTTTCGTCTTCTGCTTCAACCATAGGTTTACCAACAATAGGTCTATTGATTGGCATATTTAATTCAGCTTCGATAGCATTGCGCTTCTCAAGACGTTTGATTTCCTTAGTAAGGTTGTCAAAGTCATCTTCCATTGCAGCATACTTAGCATCATCTTCAGCACTAAGCACACCCTTTTCATTAGTTTGAGCCTTAAGGAACGCATCCATAGCTTTCCAAAGATTGGCTCTCTTTTCGATAAGTTCATTAATAGTCATATTCTTTTCCTCCTAAATGTATTTTTTGATTGTGACTAATTTGTCTTTTAAATCGCTGACAGAGCGTCCTTCTTTCGATGCAGGAACATCATGTTTTGAAATCTTATTGACTAATTGAGTCTCAAATTCCTTTGCTCCAAAAGCATATGCTTCAGCAGGCACTTTTTTCTTTTTGTCTTCTAAGATTTCGTCTGCAAAACCTAGTTCAATTGCCTTATTTGCATTCATCCAGGTTTCACTATCCATCAAGTGAGATAGAACCGTTCTCGATTGCCGAGTCTTTAGTTCATAGGCATTGATAATGGATTCTTTTACCTCATTAAGGATATCGATAGCCTTTTCCATGTCCTTTCGTTCACCAAAGGCTGCCATTGATGGATTGTGAATCATAATTAACGCTGTCGGTGCCATCTTGACTTTTGTGCCAGCCATGGCAATTACCGAAGCTGCTGAAGCTGCAATTCCATCAATCTTGACTGTAACTTCATCCTTATAATCCATAAGCATTGAATAAATTTGACTAGCAGCAATACAGTCACCGCCTGGACTATTGATCCAGATAGTAATTGGCCCAGTTCCACTGAATAACTCGTCTTTGAACATTCGAGGTGTAACATCATCGTCAAACCATGATTCTTCTGCGATTGTTCCGTTAAGTTCGAGTACTCTTTCTTCCGTTTCGCTGTTTTGTACCTTTATCCAATTCCAAAACTTCTTCATCGGCTTCTTCCTCCTTTTCTTTATTTGCATAAGCTCCTGCATTGTTTAATGGGAGCATGTTGCCGTTAATTAAATAAAGATCTCCACCTTCCTCGGCAGGGATCTTGTCTAAGTTTTCAAGTTCTCTTATATCATTTGCACTCATCCAGCCGTTTTGTCTTGCTGTAGCATAACCTTGCATTCTTGACTGGTAATCGCCTCTAAGCAACCCTTCAACATTGAATTTGAAGAAATAAGTCTTCTTCTCATCAGGATTTAGCAACGATTTGTTTAATGATTGCTCCCAACGAATAATCCAAGGATCAAGAGTGTATTTAACAAACTCTAGTGATTGCTGTTCAATATTTGAGAAGCTTGATTTTTCTAAGTCACCAACCATATGAGGCGGCACTCTGAATATTCTTGCTATTTCATTTATTTGAAACTTTCTTGTTTCTAAGAACTGTGCTTGTTCTGGTGCAATCGATATAGGTGTATATTTCATGCCCTCTTCAAGCACAGCAACTTTGCCTGAGTTAGCACTTCCACCAAATGTGGAGTTCCAGTTTTCTCTTAGTCTTGCAGGATCTTTAATTGTTCCTGGGTGCTCCAAAACACCAGAAGGTGCTGCACCATTAGCAAAGAACTTTGCTCCATATTCTTCTGTCGCAATTGCTAGTCCGATAGCATTCTTTGCCATAGCAATTGGTGAGTAACCAACTAAACCATCAAATCCAAGTCCAGGAATATGAAGTACATCTCTTGAACTTAATGTGACCGTTCCAGCATCTTTTGCTTTACCTTCCTCTGAGCTTCTTTGATAAGTGTAATAAAGGACTCCGTTTTCATCTCGGTCCACGCTCATCTTGTTTGGCATTAAAGGATACAAAGCAATAACCTCGCCTTTACCATTTCTAATAATCTGCGCATAGGCGTTGCCCCATAACAACAAATGAGTCATCAATGTTTCTCTAAATACGAATGAACTCATTTCAGGATTTGGTTCATCATGTAGCAAATGATACAAGCCTGTATTTATTGCCTTGCTCTTTGAACCATCATCGTTGTATTTATAAAAATGAAGAGGCAAACCAGCTACTGCTTCAGCTAAAATTCGTACACATGAGTACACTGCTGTCATCTGCATAGCACTTCTTTCTGTTACTGATTTGCCAGCACTTGAACCTCCCATAAAGAATGAATAGGAACTTCCTGCAGTTCTATCTTGCGGTTTATCTCTAGCTTTTCTTTTAAATAAAGCCATTTTCTCGACCTCCTAAATAATTAACAGACCCCTTGAGTCATACACGGAGCCTTTATCTTCATTATCATTTCTTATTGCTCTATCAAGAGCCATAACTAACGCCACAGCGCCATCTATTTTTTCAACAGATTTAGACTTATCCATCTTAATGTTTCCAGCTGGATCAGTTCTTATTGCAATGTTATCCATCATCCATCTAAGCACTGGATGTCCAGAGTGAGCTAAACGTTTTGATAACACCAAATTCATAAGTTCCTTTGTAGGTGGTGACATTGATGCAAACCCCTGACCAAATGGAACTACGGTAAAACCAAGATTATCTAAGTTCTGCGACATTTGAATCGCACCCCACCTATCAAATGCAATTTCTTTAATATGATATTGTTTTCCTAATTCATCAATGAATGTCTCAATAAAACCATAATGAATAACATTTCCTTCTGTTGTTTGAATGAAACCTTTTTTATTCCAGACATCATATGGAACATGATCTCTAGCAACCCTTGCTTTCATGTTTTCTTCTGGTATCCAGAAGTAAGGAAGTACATAGTACTTTTCATCATCAGATGTTGGAGGAAATACTAAAACAAAGGATGTTATATCGGTTGTACTAGACAAGTCTAATCCACCATAACATGTCCTTCCTTTTAGTTTTTCAACATCAAAGTCTGTCTTACATTCATCCCACTTTCGCATGGGCATCCATCTTTTTTCTTGCTTAACCCATTGATTAAGTCTTAGTTGCCTAAAAGTATTCTCTTCAGCTGCATTTTGTTTTGCAGCTTCACAAGCATCTACTACTTTTGAAATATCAACCGTTACGCCAAGCGAAGGGTTAGCCTTTTTCCACACTTCAGGATCAGTCCAGTCATCATCTACATCAGCGCCATAAATCACTGGATAAAAAGTTTTATCAATTTTCCTTCCTTCCAATATATCCTTTGCCTTCTGATGAACCTCATAACAAATAGAATTCGTGTCATCACCTGCAGTTGTAATTAAAAAGAAAAGAGGCTGCTTTCTTGCATCCCCCGAACCCTTCGTCATTACATCAAAGAGCTTTCTGTTTGGTTGTGCATGAAGTTCATCAAATACGACACCATGAATGTTAAATCCGTGTTTTGAGTATGCTTCTGCACTTAATACCTGATAAAAAGAATTTTTATATTCGATCCTATTCTTTGATTCAGATATTTTAACGTGCTTTGAAAGATAATGACTAAGTGAAATCATCTTCTTGGCAACATTAAATACTATCTTTGCTTGATTTCTATCCGCTGCACATCCGTAAACCTGAGCTCCTTCTTCAAAATCTCCTATAGTAAGGTATAGAGCAACTGCTGCTGCAAGTTCACTTTTACCTTGCTTCTTTGGTATTTCAATGTAGGCAGTATTAAATTGCCTATAACCATCTTTTTTTACAATTCCAAAAACATCTCTAATAATTTGTTCTTGCCAATCTAGTAATTTAAATGGCTGCTTATACCAAATACCATCGGTATGTTTCAGAGATTCAATAAAACAAACCGCTCTATCAGCTAATTCTTTATTGTAGACGGAGCCTCGGGCTTTGAATGGTGTCGGAACATACTTCTTTAGTTTTCCCAAAGCCTCCACCTCCTATATCAAAAAAAGCCGACCATCTAGCCGACTTTGAATTATCAAGTTGTATTAATCAACTAACGCCCTTGGCACAATAATGAAATCCCCTACAAGTTCTGTTTCAAAGATTTTAAATCCTAGTTCGTTGAACTTCTTGTTTTTAAGCTTGCCCTCTTCATCTGCAAAGGTTATATAACCTTTCAAGACTTGAGCCTCTTCTTCAATATAACCACCAACGAACTTTTGTAACTCATCAAGTGAGAATTTCTTTTTCTTTGGTGTTATAAGTTCTAGCTTGTTTTCTTTAATCCAAAGGCCACAATTATTCTTACCTAAATTATTTAAGAAAACTCTGTAAGGGACCACTACATTGTTATTGCATTTATCACAACAATATTTACCAGCTATTGGTGCTGGACTATTACCGTAACCATCAATCTCATCACCACAAATGCAGCAATGTCTTACAATTTCAACCTGTCTTCACCATAAACAACATTTAAGCTTGAACCATTATCCCAATCAACTAGAATCGAGCCAATATCATCAACTCCAATAACTGTACCTTTGGTCCCCTTTGGTGGCGCTTGAATATCATCCATATGCTCTAGCACAACTCTTGTTCCTTTTGGATAGCTTCTTTTAATGATATCTAGAAGTTCTTTCTTCATAGTTCTTCACCATCCTTGCCGATGAACTTAATTTGCTCTATGGTTCCGTTATGGAATAATCCAATAGCATATTCGATTGCTTTTTCTTCAGTCCAACCTAGCGACTCAATGTAGTACTTAATTAAGTGTTCAATTCCTGTACGGCTAGTGTTTGTTTTATCGCAAATCTCATATAGCTCGTTTCTTAATGCTTCAGTTCTTTCCATTTTTATGCCTCCCAACTTTCGTTTAACCATTTAACGAGTTCTCTTTGTGAATCAGATTCAAATAAAGGTTCTTTGAATTCGTTTTTCCTTCCAAATACTGCGAACTTATGTTTGTTCCAGCAGCAATTTAATTGAATGGTAAACTGAACCTCACTGTTATCCCTTCTTGCAAATCTGAAATCATCAAATAGCGGTCCATTAAGAGGGCAGTTATTCTTGAACCAAACATAATAATTATCAAGGTCAATCTTTCCACCATCTTTAATCTGTTTCACTATCTGGCCCATTCTTTTAGTCTTATTTGCGAGGCTTGTATCTTTGCAGAACCAATCATACCAACCCGCATCAATTTGTGTCCTTCTATCAGGGTTTTCAAACGCTCCAGAATTGAAGGCTTGTTGCCAGCTTCTTACTGTTCTTTTTTCTTCCATTTCTAGTACCTCCTATGACTATCTTTTGGTACTATATATATCCCTCTAAAGAAGGATAATAGCAAGTCATTTGAAAGATAATTTTGATACAATTTTCCTATATTTCATCAAGGTTTTTAACTACTTCTTTATAAGTAACTTTGATACCATTTCTAATGCAATAAACACCGTCTTCATCACCTGTGTTTTCAACATACCTACGAAGGATTACTGAGGCATACTTTTCATCAAGCTCCATCGTATAACAAATACGGTTTGATAGTTCACAGGCCATTAGTGTTGAGCCAGAACCACCAAATGTATCAATTACGATTGCATTCTCTTGAGATGAGTTTTGAAGTGGATATGAAAGTAAATCTAGTGGCTTGCTTGTAGGGTGATTTTCATTCCTCTTAGGTTTAGCAAATTTCCATATTGTGGTTTGCTTTCTATCCGAATACCAGTTATGCTTTCCATTCTTTAAGAAGCCGTAAAGAATTGGTTCATGTTGCCATTGATAATCTGATCTTCCTAAAACAAGGGAGTCCTTTTCCCAGATGCAGCAACCCGCAAGATGAAAACCAGCATCAATGAACGCTTTTCTAAAGTTCAATCCTTCTGTATCGGCATGAAATACATATGCGCTTACCCCTGGTTCAGAGTGAGCGACCATATTCTTAAAGGCTTTTAATAGGAATTGATAAAACTCCTCGTTCTTCATTGAGTCATTCTTAATTGTAAGTCCGCTTGAAGATTTAAATGAAACACCGTAAGGAGGATCTGTCAGGATCAAGTTTGCCCTCTTATCTTCAATAAGTTTATTTACATCTTCTTCGTCAGTTGCATCACCGCAATACAAGACGTGTCTACCAACAATCCATCTATCACCTTTTTCGACAAACGATGCTTTTTCTAAAGCCGCTGTTAAGTCATAATCGTCATCTTCAACTTCAGTTTCAGTTTTGAATAAATCAGTAAGTTCCTTATCATCAAAACCTGTAAGAGATAAATCAAATGCTTCAGCGTTCAATGCTTCAAGTTCTACCTTTAGCATTTCTTCATCCCATCCTGCATCCATTGCCATTCTATTGTCTGCAAGAATATATGCTTTCTTTTGTGCCTCAGTTAAGTAATCTACTAAAACACAAGGAACCTCTTTTATTCCTTCAGCTTTTGCAGCTTCAACTCTTCCGTGTCCAGCGATGATATTAAAATCTTTATCTATAATTACTGGATTAACGAAACCAAACTCACGAAGGCTAGCTCGAAGCTTATTAATTTGTTCTGGAGAGTGTGTTCTGGCGTTGTTGATATAAGGGATTAGTTTATTAATATCGACAAGATTCATTTCTGTAGTTGTTCTACTCATCTTATTAACCCCCATTCAGCAAATTTCTCGAAACCACCAATTGACTTGATATAGTTTCTTGCAATTTCAACAATGTCTTTATAAGGCTTGCCATCAATGCTCTCATCACCAATGGCACAAGAGAGTTCTACAGTTTTACCCGTCTCTTGAGCTTTTAAGAAAGCATAAATATTAACAGACACGTCTGCCTTAGATAAATCCTTACCATGAAGGCCTCCTCCTGTAACAGATCCTGCCATATCTGAGCCAAGCTTTCTATTAGTCGCACCAGTATCAACATCAGTGCCACCAGTCCAATCTCCCAATGGATTAACTACAGCTTCAGGATATTTATCTTTTAAAATCAAAGTTAAAACATTACTTTGGCAGATAATGAGCTTATTCCCATCAATAATGTATTTTCCATCGCAGCCATGCTCGTCATAGATTTCTTTAGCGATTGAAGTTAGTTTCTTTTCTTCTTCAGTAACAGGTACGCCTTTAAAAATACCATTGTCGCCACATCTAACTTTTCCTTTTTGATTTTTAGAAAGATGCACATCTTGAGGTACTTCTCTATAATCTACGAGCAAATTACCTGCAATTCTTCTAACAATTCTTACTACTTTTCCAACCTTTAAATGAATAGAAGTTTCACAAATAATGTGACAGATGCCATGTCCCACTAAAACTTCTACTGCGATTTTTGGATTCTTTTCAATGCTATATGCCAAGTCAACTATTGCACCAGCTATTCTGTCTGCAATTTTATCCGGATGGCTTGGATTTACTTTTTCAAACATTCTATTGTTCCTCCTTATTTCTTCCTTTTTTGCTTAAGCAAGGCTTCCATCATGATGTCTTGCTCATCAATTTCTTCTATATCAGCGTTTCCGTTATCCCTAACTATCTGATAGATCTGAAACCACAACTGATTAGTTTGTTTCATGTAGTTTTGGCTCATCGCAACATATGGACTTTGCATTGCATTACCAGTTGTTGGATGCTTAGCTAAAAAGCCAAACTCAGATACAGCTTCTTCACATTGAATCCAACGTGATACTGACATAGCATATTGGTCGATTAATTGCTCTGATACTAACTTCTCACAGCCTCTTTTCTTCAACCATCTATGAACTGACTTAATTACATCAGGTGCAGCTAGGTCTTTGCCGTTCTTTTGTTTGGCTTTCAAATATTCTTTTATTGGTGGAATATCTACACCCTCAATTACATCAGGTGCTTCTAGGTCAACAGCAGCATCATTAAGATTTGGCTTGCTTATTTTCTTTTTTGGCCCAGAATTTACCCTCGCTCCACCACGAGCAGTTCCATCTTTAGCCGTAGGCTAATACCTCCTTTGCCTATTTACCCGTTTGAACTCAAAAAAATTCACACGAAACCCCACGCTCGGTGTCCTAAGTTTTTTCTGTAGAGATTTGACTCCCCCTAGGTCTATCTCCAAGTTCCTGATGAATCTTGGTATGGCATGATTTACAAACAGACATCAAATTAGTAAATGAATTAGAACCACCTTGCTTCACTGGCAAGATGTGATGTACTTCTTCAACGAGTGTGATTCTTCCTTCTTGTAGACAACGTTCACAAAGCGGATGCTGCTTAATATACAAAACTCGTATCCTACGCCAGTTGTTACCGTACTTCTTGTTCTTATTATGCTCACGATTAAATTTGTCGTACTGCTGCATCACGATCTTCTTATGCTCTTCACAATACTTCTCATCAGTTAGTTTAGGACAGCCTGGATAAGCACATGGTTTCTTAAATGCATGTGGCATACCACTACCTCCTTTGACAATAAAAAAAGCCCACTTGATTTCTCAAAATGGACTTAATTATCTCTATGGCTTTCGCCAATTATATCATATCACACTCTTGACAAAATCACCACATATCACGCACTCTCATCAACTCTCAGGAACTATCAATTTTTCTAGTGCTTCATTATGCTTCCTATAAACCGAAGCTAAAGAACAATAAATCTTATTTGCGATCTCTATCCATGATAGCCAATCTATGTATCTGTAAATAAGAATCATTTGTAAATCCTCATCTCCAATCTTGGATATTGAGGTTTCGATTTCAGCTTTTGCTTTTGCACATTTATCTTCTAGAATTTCAAGCTCACTTTTTGCATCAGAGGCTTTAAGAATCCATTTGACAAATGGTGCTTCATAAGAAGGCGTATGATCCACTCTAGGAGTTGTGAAATCTTGTCCAGGAATAGATGAGGCTCTTTCATCACAAAAGGCAATGTACTCCTTTTTCTTTTGTATTTTTTCAAGTAAATTATGATATCTACATAAGTAAGTCTTTTTATCCATTCCTTTTACCTCCTTCCGATATTTGCTTTTACAGCATCAATTAATGCCTGTTGTGTAGTGTCTTTATTTCTTAAAGCTCTAGACACGTCTTCATCTATTGTTTTATCTGCTACGATATGCTCAATGACAACCGTGCCTTCCTTTTGTCCCTGTCTATAAAGCCTTGCTACTGTCTGCTGGTATAGTTCTAAGCTCCAAGTCAATGAAAACCAAATTAGAATGTTTCCACCATCTTGAAGATTAAGACCGTGTCCTGCAGAAGCTGGATGAATTAAACCCACTTGTAATTTTCCATCATTCCAATCTTCGATAGATTTAGTTGATGCTAAAACTTCATAGTTGATATTTAATTCCTTTAATCTTTCTTCGATTCTTTCTAGATCATGTTTGAACCAATAAGCTATAAGGACTGGTTTTCCGTTTGCCTGTTCGATTAAATCTTCTAAAGCATCAAGTTTCTTGTTGTGAATTTTCTTTATTTTCAAGTCATCTGTATAAACGGCACCAGATGCCATTTGAAGAAGTTTTCCAGAAAGGACAGCCATGTTTGCTACTGAGATTTCATCTTCCTCATCAAAATTTAGGACTAATTCTTGCTTCAATTTGTCATATTCTTTTCTTTCAGACTTGTCTAGGTAAACCTTGTAATCATTCATGATTAGTTTTGGCATATCCAAATGGTCAACTGCTTTCATTGAAATTGTGATATCTGAAATCTTGTCATATATCGCTTCTTCAGCAAAAGGCAATGGCTTATAAGAAAATATGACTTGTCCATTCCTTTTATCTGGTGCGAAGTACTGGTCTCTATAATGCGTTATGAATCTACCAAGCCTCTCGCCTTTATCTAAGATTCTAAATTCAGCCCACAAGTCCATTAGTCCATTCCCAGCAGGTGTACCAGTTAATCCAACCACTCTTTTTACATAAGGTCTTACTTTAAGTAAGCTTTGAAATCTCTTGCTTCTTCCATTTTTGAAGCTAGATAATTCATCAAGAACTAATGTATCAAAGTCAAACTTGATTCCAGACTTTTCAATAAGCCATTGAACATTCTCTCTGTTGATAATATAAATATCCGCTCTTGCTCTTAAAGCACTAAGCCTTTCTGCTTCAGTACCAATAGCGACTCTATATTCTAGATTTCTTAAATGGCACCATTTCTTTATTTCATTTGGCCATACATCTCTTCCAACTCTTAAGGGTGCAATGATTAAAACCTTATGTGCATCAAACGAATCAAATAAGAGATCATTTAATGCTGATAATGTTATTACCGTTTTTCCTAAACCACAGTCCAAGAAAAGCGATGAAACAGGATGAGTTTCGATAAACTCCTTTGAATAATCTTGATATTTATGTGGATTGTATTGCATCAATAATTCCTCCTATCTGTTTTTCGTCATCAAGTACATAAACCTTGAAACCTAATCGTTCTAATTCTTTATGCCTTACTAGCTGTAATGGCCTAGGCTTTTTATGTGGTGCCTTTACTTCAACGAATGCGATTTTTCCTTTCGTTATCAGAAGCAACCTATCAGGCATTCCTGCATATCCAGGACTCACAAATTTCAAAGCCAAACCACCAACATTTTTTACTGCTTTTATTAACATCAATTCGATATCTTTTTCTCTTTTCATAAACGTCTTTTTAGACTTAGATGACAAGGTCTATCAACCTCAATTCCTAAACTTTTCTATATAGATAAAATTTTTGATTTTTCCTTGAAAATTCTCATATAACAAAAGTTCTATATATGACATTGATAGACCTTGCACTATATACGTGGTATATAGAGGTCTAGTCTTCTACCTCCTCAAAGTCACCATCACACTCTTTTAGTTTCAAACCAACATAGTATCTTTTACGTTTAGCAATAAGCCTCTTAAAACCAGCCTTATCTAACGAAGCATAAAAGTCAGTTGTACTTCTTGTGTACTCGTTCATGTCCTGTGTGTAACGCTTATAATTTAGATAAAGTGCGCTTGAGCTTTCCTTAACTTTAGGATCTATAATGCAACGCTCATCTAGGAATTGTTGGAACCAGTTATTTTGTTCTTTGTATGCTGCAATGGCATTAGAAACTATTTCTGGAACAGGCAATCTATAATCTAGTTCGATTACTTTTTTTGCACCTTCAATGATCCATGCAAGAACAGCCTCTCCTGCATTTTGATATAGGTAGTCACTGTAATTCTTGATGTCATTCTTACCAGTAATTTTGGCGTTGAATGGAATAACGATTAGTCGTCTCCAAGTTCCATCATCCATGCCACTTACTTTTGGCAAATGGTTAGTATAAAGAACCAACATATGAGTTGGAGTAAAGAATAAAGGGTCTTTATATTTCTTCTCGCCTAAAATGTCATCGGTAGCACAAAGCTGCTTAACCATTGAGTCATTAAGCCTTGCTCCTTCTTGAGATTCAGAACAGATAATAAGTCTCTTACCACGAAGTTCTGCCATTTCTGGTTTAACATTACGTTTGCAGTTTACTGTTAAGGTGTCAGGAGACATCTTGCCTTGATAGTTTCCTAAAACACGACCGATAGTATTCCAGAACGTGGATTTACCATTCGCGCCATCACCATAAGCTATAATCATTCCTTCATTAAAAATCTTGCCTATTGCTGCAAGGCCACAAGTAAGCTGAACATAGTCAATGAGCTCTTGATTTCCTTGAAAGATAGTCTTTATCGCATCAAGCCATAGATCCATTCCTTTATTTGATGGTGAAACAGCAGTCATCTTTGTTATGAAGTCATCTGCTTTATGTTCACGAGCACCCAGCATTCCATATCGTAAGTCGTATGTTGCTTTTGGAGTGCATAGCAAGAATTCGTTAGAATCTAAAAGTCTAGCGTCAATTTCAAGGAACGAATGAGTTTGAGAAAGGGAGGCATTGATGGCTTTGTTATCTCGTCTCTTTAAAGCATAAGCGTGATAAGATTTAGCAAACATATATGCCTTGATTAGCTTTTCACCATCTTCAGACACGTCTTCTTTGTCCTTTTTCTTAGTGCTTGTCGCAATATCTAAAAGACCAGCATCGGCTAATTTCTTCTCTGCAACTTCCACCGCTTTTGCAGCTTCATCTAATTGCTTTGAAGTTAAATCCTGTGCAATACCCAAAGCTCCTGGATCACTTTCTTGCCAGTAGTTGTTTCTGTAAACTATAAACTTTGTTTGTGGAGAGTATCTTAAAACACCACGATAAAGATTAGCCAAACATTCTGCTTGACCGACATCTGTTAAATCGTTAGGTATGTATTTAAAACCAGAACCTTTGAAATCTTCAGGTGCTATATAATCTGTGCTTGCAGCCACCTTATTTTTGAAGAACTTTTGAGCACTATGCCATATTGTCTTTAACTCAGACATTTCTAAAGGTGGAATACATGCCTCGCTGGCTTTAAGGTATTTATTGAATGCTTCTTCAGTATCACCATAACGCTTAATAAGCCTTGCAGCAATTTGAGACATTGTTCCATTTCTAGAACCTTCTTTAATTTCAAAATGTGAAATGGAATCATTATCCAAGTTTTCAAATTTAGATAAGTTATTCATGAAAGTTTTAATATCTTCTTGTCCCTCATGAATTTCCACTTTTGCATTAGCAGTTCCAAAATAGAATCTAGCACTATCAAGTGCCTTTGAATCGAATTGTGGTAGGTATCTCCAGATAGACTCTTTTAATGCCTTCATTTCTTCCCAGTTTGTAATAGGTGTATTTAAATTAAAGAAAACATGGAATTTAGGACGAGCCTTCTTACCATTCTTTTCCTTCATATTGTTTCTTGAGTAATGAATAGCATATGAAACTCCTGGAAATATTGCAGAAATGTCATCCGCACTAATCCAGTCATTTTCATCTTCGCTATGGTCATTATCAATATCCATTGGTACCATATTGGCACTTATGTAATCATCGTTTGAACGATGGTGATCTTTATACAAAGCACATACAAAATCCTTAGAAACAGCTCTTTTAAGACTAGTCTCGTCAGTAACTTCTATGTGATTCTTATAAATCGTATTGGATGCTTTTTCTAATACATCACTTTGATATATATCAAACTTCATATGTACCTCCGTTAATCTTTCTTGTAGAATTCGGTCTCATAACCATCTGCCCTGAGCAAGAGACCTGCAGCCCAGTCTGGTAGTTTTTCCATACCTGCCTTTATTGTTTCTAAAGACATGTCTTGTGGTGCTTCAACAATCAATTCATCATGAACGTGAGCAACAATTCTGTAGTTTCTAAGGTTCCTCATGGCATTACACAGGATATCCCTAGATATTGCTTGAACGATATTTTCAACGAACTTAGGTCCGTATGACTCTATTCGTTCCCACTTCTTTGCTGCACAAACACCCTCATAAGTGATCGTTTCATCACCATATTGGTTTTCAGTAACTTTTGGCTTTACATAAGCAAGTCTTCTACCAGAAGGAAGTACAATAAAGAGTATTCCCTTTTCATAAAAGGCTGCAATTTGGCCATATTTTTGCGGTATTTTGGTTTTTATTGCATCTTTGATTAACTTATCGATTTTCCACCAAAACGCCGTAATCTTTGAATTTGCGGCCCTCCAAGCCTTAACTAAAGGTTGAAGTTCCTCTTCTTTTAATCCCATATCTAATGCACCCATTGATGTTAATGCACCAACAGATCCACCATAGCCTAGAGCTAATTCTGCAATCTTACCTTTTTGGCGTAGTTCGCCATTAATACCGTGTTTTACAACAGGGACATGAAACATCTTTGATGCTGAAGCACAATAGATATCATCGCCTCTTTCAAAAGCCTCAATCCTCCAAGTCTCCCCTGCAAGCCAAGCAAGAACTCTAGCTTCAATTGCGGCATAGTCACAAACGATGAACTTATATCCAGTCTTTGGAATGAAGGCAGTTCTAATAAGTTGTGATAAGGTATCTGGTATATCTTCATAGAGAACTTTTAGGGCTTCTAAATTAAAGCTTTTCAATAATTCTCTAGCTTCAGACAACGTCTCAATATGATTTTGTGGTAGGTTTTGTAATTGAACTATTCTTCCAGCAAACCTTCCAGTTCGGTTAGCACCATAGAATTGGAACATTCCATGGCACCTGCCATCACTACACATTGATGACTTCATTGCCTCGTACTTTTTAATTGATGTTTTTGAAAGTTGAAGTCTAAGCGATAATGCTTCTTTGATATCGGGAGCTGTAGATTCTTTTAGTAAGCTCTTAACTGTCTTTTTTCCAAGTTCATCGGTGACAACACCATTGTTTGAAAGCCAACTTCTAAACTGCTGTACAGAGTTTGGATTTTCCAAATTAGTTAGATTCTGAAGGCTTTTTGATATTTCTAAGCTAGTTTTATCAGACATTTTAATTGCTGCTTCAACTAATAAAGAATCAATATAGACACCACGATCATTGATTTCCTGATCAATGTGATATTCTTCCCAAACAAAATCTGGAACAGGAAATCTTAACAACCTTTTTTGAATATCCATTTCAACTTCTACATCTCGCTTGTTATAGAATTTGAACTTTGACCATTTAGCAAAATCGTGATGAGGCAAGTTTCTAGTTCTTCCACCGTTAGCTTTGGTTGGAAGACAAGGAACAGAGAAATATTTAATTAATTCTTTACCTTCATCTAACTTTTGATTTTCAAGCTTTAATACTGCTCCCACGCCTTTAAGTGAAAATGGAAGGCCTAGATATGCGCTCCAAATCATAGTGCATCTCCAAGACTTAGGATTTAGGTATTTACCAGTTGGAAAGCCTAAATATCTTGAAAGGCACACTCTTTCAAACATTGCATTGAATGCGTATTTCAAAACATTGTCTGATTTAATAGCCTCTATGATTTCAGGTGGGATGGACTCACCTTGCGATAAGTCCACCACCTTAACATCACCATCATTAACAGAATATCCGAATAATAGAACCTCGAAATCTTGCGCTTCTGCATAACGATAGACTCCTGATTTATTAAGATCAGCACTTGAATATGTTTCAATGTCGATGCTTAACTTCCTAGTCAAGGAATCCATCATCTTCATCATCTGTTGCAAAATCACTCTCAGCTGTAGCCTTAGAACCTAAAGGTTCACCATCCCTAATCTTTTGAAGATTATTAAGGCCACATGCGATGCCACGATTACCATTGGAATTAAAAGCATAGAATGAAATTGATGCTCTACCATAAACACCAGAATAAACTTCAGAATGTGTAAGGATAGGATTACAATCAGCATCAACAATTCCAGGAGCTGTTACTGAATTAGCATTGATGAAATAGCTATTTGCATAGGCTTCATCATCTGGTCTTTCAACATCACCATCACGAAGCGGATTTTTAATTAAATTTAAAGCAGGTACAGTTTTTGCATTACCTTTTAACTTAGATTGACCTTCATCATAAGCTGCTTTGATTGCAGCCTTAATTTTGGCGATAGTTGCAACATCATCTTTTGGAATGATTAAGGAAACACTAAACTTTGGTGTTTGTCCTTCTGCATTGGCTTTTGCCTCCCATACGTTAGCGTATGACCATCTTGTATTTTTACCTGTGATTACCTTTGTAGGATTTTGTTTAACATTATTTGACATTTTATTTTTCCTCCTCTATGTCATTAAAATCATTTACTGCCAGATTCATTTCTGGTCTCTTGTCTTCCCTCTTAACGAGAGTTGGTTTGCCTTGTGGCTTATAGGTATAAGGCTCTACTAATTCACTAAAGAGCTTCTTACCCAATCTTTTATTTAACTCAGTAAGCGTTGCTAGTTTCTTCTCGTATGGATCAAATCCAGCTTTGATAACCTCACCAGCTACCGAGTTTTCATCTTTAACTTTTCTGATGCTTCTACCTTCAACAAGTTTGTATCTGTTCCAAACTTTGCCTTTTAATGCTGCATCAAGGGCATAATCTTTGATGTCATTAGCCCATGCAATAAGATCATCAATCTTGTCTAAGGCATCTTCGACTTCTTCATCAGTTAGAATTGGTGGCTTTTTGAAATCAAGTTCCGCTAACTTCATAGATTCTTTTGCACGTTCCCTGCATAGATGCTTTGCCTTACAGAAGCGACACCATTCACCTGAGCAGTAATTCCCCTTACCATCAAAGGCTAACTTCGACGCAGGAATAAGCACTTCTTTGGCCCATTTCAAGAGATCTTCCTTACTCATTTCAAATGTAGAGATATTTGCTACTCTTGGTTGATAGATGGTCATAGAAATTTTGTTTATTTCATATAAGCTATCAAAGAGTTCTAAAGCACCAAGTGCATATAGCATCATTTGAGGATTATTAGTTGAATCAACCACTACGCCTTTTCCGTGCTTATAATCGATAATATGTAAGACATCGTCTGCAACAATTACACAGTCACCAGTACCGAAGCCTTCCTCAACATACTTTGAGAAATCAAGCTTCTGTTCGACTAAAACGATAGGATCTTTGCAATGCTGCTTGATATCTTCTAAAAGCTCAGTAATGTAAGAAACATAGCCATTGGCGCATTCTTCCATTTCATGAGAATAGTATTGAAGTTCTGGCTTAGGTTCTGTTTTACCAAGTTGCTTATTTAGCATCCATTCACATAGTGAATGAGCATCGGAACCTTCATTTGCAAACTCCGATGGAGTATCTTCGATATCCTCACATAGCCTTGCTGAAGGTGTGCAATTAATCCAGCGGTGTGCAGAGCTTGCGCTAAGTAATGCATGTCCGTTTGCTGGCATTAGATCACCTCCGCATCTAGAAGCAATGCTTCATAGTCATCAGGGTTAACTTCAGATAGTTTGTTAGCACCATATTTTTGAATTAGAGCTTTTACCTGAGCTGTCTTGCCATCTCTTGATAATTGAGCTAATCTAGCTCTTACATCTTCAAGAGTGATTTTTGGTTCTTCTTTTACTGGATGATTTTTCTCATATTCTTTTTTAGCTTCTAATGATTCATCAGTCTCATAAGTATTAGTAAGACCGTCTTCTTCATCAGGTTCTGGGCTTGAGAACATGGCACGAAGATCTTTAGTTGCGTTAATTAAGGCAGATGCATGTTCATCAATTTCTTTTAGCAATAAATCTAAATTACTCATCTTTGACATCTTTCTTCTCTCCTTTCAAATTTTTTTCATACTGTTTGCTTAGTTCCATTGCCTCCTTAGCCAAACCTTTTGCAACTACACTTAGCGCAATTAAAGGAATGACTAAGGTTTCAAATGGATCTTTCATTCGTTGTGACTTTTCCATTGTTTTGTCCTCCTTGTGATGATTTTTAGAAAGCGTGTCACCTTGCTTTCATAGGGATAGAGAACAAAAACAATGATCTGTCCAAACATTGAGAAAAAAAATTTTTAAGGACGATATGGTTCAAGAAGAGAAACTAAAATCTTCCTACATTTATCTAATCGATAAGATATAGTTTGCTTAGGTTTATTTAGTTTATTTGCTATCTCTGTAACGCCCAATTCCTCGACAAATGCGAGGATACAAATGTTCTTGTCTAGTTCATCAAATTCATTAACGAATTCAAAGAACTTGTCATAGAACTCTTGTAACATGTAAAGTTCCTCTGGCGTCTTTGATGTATCTGCTACTTCAATTGGCCTGCCATAAGAATCTTTTAAATCATCTAGATTTTGAATATGGTTATCTCTGTACTTATCGCATTCACTACAATTACCCCTACAGACGATTATCTTTCCTGTTTTAGGACTCACAATTCTGCAGCGGTCTTTCATCTCTCTATCTTTTCTTTCTTCCCAGTAGCTTTGTCTTACTAGCTTTAGGTCGTGAAGATTTAGGTAGATAACCTCATTCGTTCCATCTAGACGATACTTATAGACTCTATCTTTACTTGGAACTTTATAATTTGGTTCACTTTTGTAAACCGTCATTATCCCTTCTTCTTGAGAGATAATCTTTTCTTCAAGTTCAGTTGCTGAAGATTCAACGATAAGCTCACTATCATGGCTTTTGCTGTTGTTTGTCATCTTTTTTCTCCTTTGCCAAATTGGTCGAATAGGTAGAAAAAAGAGAGCAATTATGATATAATTAAAGGTGTTTGAACTTTTGCAAAATCAATCAAGAAAAGCTCCCCTTTTTCTACTTCAAGGAGAGCTTCACGCTGCATAAGTTGCGTGTCCATTGTTTAGATAGTTGCATAAGTTGCATAGGTTTATTTTTTTCAATTTTGCAAAAGCGGTGACAATAATGAGTCAAATTAGACTAACTTATGGAGTTTTTTTATCTTTAATACTAGAAGCAAGACTTCCAAGGGAGGCAACAAAAAAAGACCATTGGACTGGCAAATCCGATGGCCTTAGTGATATAGATATATTTGGTGAGTGGATGAAACTTTATTCACCTAACTATGCTGTAAATACAACTAACAAAACTTTTGTTTCAAAATTAAAAAACTGCAGCGGTTCCTCTACTGGATATTATCCGTTATATGACACCACATTAGTTAATGTTTTTGTAACTCAGCTAAAAAACAATAATAAAATAACTGAAATTCATGATTTTGTTACTAACAACATTGATGAAAATAAATTCAGTTCTTTTGCTTCAACGTTATTTTATGTAATAAAGGAGGATGTTGAAATTAACGACCTAAATTACAACTCCTCTATAATCAATAAAAATGAATTGATATCTAAAAAAGAGATTTTTATAGAAGACCTTATTGGATCGGTTCTATATTATCTAGCAACTAATAAATTAAAAAATGAACTTGGCAAGGATACTTTAAAAGAACTCTTTGATTTTAATGGTAAAAATACTCCTGGGCAATTTAAAGGAAACCATATTAATGATTTTGATATTAAGGTTTCATCTAAATGCATATCAAACGAAGAGGTTAAAGATGCACCCAATGACAATCCAGCAAATGAAATGGAGACGGAAATCATTATAGAACCTGAAGATAGTTCTAATGGAACAATATCTGATGATACTAAAACAGTAAATCAAAGAATTATTAATTTACATGATAAGAGTAAATATTTTGAGAACGTGGGTACTCTTATTTTAAAGGATGATGACGATGAATAAAGACCTCATAAAAATTGAAAACAGATCTCTTATAAAAAGTGAACCCAGAAATATAACTTTGAAAGATAAATCAAAATATTTTGAATATGTAGAAAATCTAAATTTAAATCAAAACATTAATATTTCAACCACAGTAAATGGAAATCTTATAACATCAAATATCATTCCAAACAATGAGTTCTATAATTTATTTGTACTTGATGGTGAAGATTTTGCTAAATGCTATTTTGTTATTAATAAAAAAGATTGTCTTAAATACATTGATAAGGCTATTATCCCCTTATTTTCGTTAACAGATCCAAAAACATTAGATAAATGTCTCACATACCCTTGTTTATTCGCTAATAAAAACAATGAATACTTAAAAGCTGGAAAGGACCAATTATCTTATTTTGGATATCTTATAAAAATTGAAATAAGCGATAATAGCATTAAATTCTATTTTTCTATCGTTTCATCTCTTCCGCAAGCAATATTTAATGATTATGCTCAATCATTTAATCTGATGAAAAGTAAAGGCGAAAATGAGCTCGATAAAGTTCATTGGTCTATTAAAAATATAAATTTAGTTAAATGTATTCGTAACTTAGGCTTTAATGTTGCGTCTTACTAGAAAGGAGTTATATGCCAACAAAAAAGAAATCAGTAATAACTAAAGTTACATTAAACACACCTACATATAAAAACGAAACAATAGATAATCTTTCGTTTGTTAACTTCTTCTATGGTAATAACGGGACAGGCAAAACTACACTTGCAAACGAACTAATCATACCTGCTAATTTGGAAATAAAAGCTGGTTTAGATTTAACCAACTATAATATATTCAATTACAATTCTGATTTTATAAAGAATAATTTTTCATTGAAAGATAAGGTTAAAGCAATTTATACCTTAGGTCAAATAAATGTAGCAAATCAGCAGCGTATTAGTGATATAAAAAAGGAAATTAAAGAAAATAAAAAATCAATTGAAGGTGAAGAAAAAGCTGCAGAAACAGCAAAGCAAAATAAAGAAGTTACAATTAATTCATCGCAAAATTTATTCTGGTCAAATTCTAAAACCCAACGTGAGTTTTTTTCTCAATATATGCAGGGTTTTTTAAAGAATAAAGCTGCTTTTTTGACTAGAGTCATAGAAACTTATGACAACAAAGAAACAATACCATTAATTGATGATTACGATAAATTATGCAAAACCATTGAAACTGCTTTTAATGCAGATGAAACTGACTACCCTCCATTCATTTTTCCAGAAGTTACAATACCAAATAAAGATGATTTGTTAGCTACTTCTCTTACAAGCAGTGACAGCACTGAATTTGCAAGATTTGTAAAAATACTAAATAATACCTCTTGGCTAAAAGAAGGCCACGATAAGTATCATAATTCTGATGGAAAGTGTCCTTATTGTCAGCAGCCTCTTCCTGATAATTTTGAAGAAGATTATAAATCGTGTTTCGATGAAGATTATCAAAAATCAATTGATGATCTAACTTTATTCCACAAAGATTATCAATATCAATTTGATACTTTAATAAGCGGATTGAGAGACAACCTAAAAGGGGCAATGCCTACTCTTAAATTAGATGATTATAGAGTTGCAATAGACAATCTAGAAAAAACATACAAATACAACTTAAAGCTTATTGAAGATAAGTTAAATAAGCCAGATACAAAAATAACTTTAGATGATACTTCTAATCAATTGAAAATTCTTGAAGGAATGGTTTTTGTTAATAATCAAATTATAAAAGAGCATAAAGAAATACTCAATAATAAACGCAGTGTAAAACTCCAATGTGAAAAAGACACGTTCAGGTTTCTTGCCCATCATTTAGAAAATGAAATATTATCTTTTAAAGACAGTATCAAATCAATAGATGATTCAATAAAGAAGCACTCTGATAAAATATTGGAACTAAAGAATAGTAATATTTCATTAAATGATGAAGCCGCTTCTCTTGGAGCCAATGCGGTAAGTGCTGAACCAGTTGTAAAGGCAATTAATAAAACAATTGAAAATTCTGGATTTCAGGGTTTCCATCTTGAGTGGGATGAAAACGACAAAGGATCATACCAAGTTGTTTATAATTCTAAAGATTCTACTGGAAGATATATCCCTGCCACTAAATTAAGTGAGGGTGAAACGAATTTTATAGCTTTCTTGTACTTCTATTTTATGGCAGTTAATACTGATGAGTCAGGTTCAGATAAAAATTCAATTGTTGTAATAGATGATCCTGTTTCATCAATGGATAGTCAAACACTATTTATCGTAAGTTCGCTTGTTAAAAATTTAATTGATAGATGTATTAACTCATCTACAATAGATGAAAATAGCCCTATTACAGATAACAATGTGGAGCAAATTTTTATATTAACCCACAATGTTTATTTCCATGCTAATATTACCCCTGAATATGAAAACAATTATTCTGCAGTTAATTTCTATCAAATAACCAAAGTTGGTAATCACTCAAAAGTAAAGTTACGTACTAAAATTGGCACTGATGGAAATGAAATGAATGTAAATCCTATCAAAAATTCATATGCTGCCCTTTGGCGTGAGCTCGAAGAGGTAGAAACATCTATATCAGCATGCAATATAATTCATAGAATTCTAGGGTACTACTTCTTGAATTTATGCGGCTATACAAATAAGAAATTAGAGGAAGAGTTACTTGTTAATAATGCAGATAAATTCCTTAAAGATGAAAATGGAAATGAAACTCAAGACAGATATAATCTGGTTAGATCTTTCCTTGAATATTTAGGTCATTCTCAAGATGTTGTTGGCAATGAAGTATACTTCGTTGATGCTGTTGATGTACAAACTTGTAGGGATACACTGAAACTAGTGTTTGATGCAATGAAGCAGTCTCAGCACTACGATATGATGATTAATCAAAAATAACGCAAAAAAGGAGCCACCGCTACCTATAATTTGTAGAACCAAAAAAGCGACTTAACTCAATTACGAGCTAGGTTGCTTTTTAATTATTCGTTATTTAAAAGATATTGAATATGCTTTTTAATATATTCCTTTCTTTCATTATTAAGCAATGATTGACTTATCCTCATTCTATTATTAACATTCTTTGAACCATTATTAACTACTCTTCCAAATTCATCAAAATAAAACAATCCATTTACATAGTCTATCCATTCGTCTTTACACATCAACAATAAATTGTTTTTATTTATAGAATCAAGTTCATTATTGCTTTCATTTTTTAATAATATATGGGTAACGTATAGTTTATCTTTATTTGTTTCTTCACACAATGGGCAATATTGTAAATCCTCAAAAATCAGATTCTTTATACTAGATACTCCAAATTCATCTATTTTTTTGTCATTTAAAAATTGACATTCTTTGTAGTCGTTAATTGGAATAATCTCCTTCTTATAATACTTTTTGAATAACGTATTACATACAAGTGAAATCATTTTTGAAGCACTCTCACTTTTTTCATCAAAATTAACATACAAATAGTCACCAATTAGTTTAAAAGAGCCATTAACTTGTTCTCTAATTATTTGATTAATTGTTGAAATAATATGAGGAACGATATCGGCTATGCCATATTTTTGAATATTTCTAACAGTAATATTTAGATTGGATTTAGCCATATTTAAATTACTAATAAAAAGTCTGTATACACTTTTAGCAATATCTAGCACTAAATATTTATCACTTAATTCATTTGAATAAGTTAATGATAAGAAAATAAATAATTTTGTAGGATCGTAATAATTATCAAATCTATAGTTTTGAACCATTATATCTTTAATTACATTGTCATTCATTTTTATACACCTACAATATCTTAAAAGATATAGAAAAAATACAATCCAAATTACTACTTTTCATAAGTTGACTTCTTAATTTTTGAATCATCGTTTTTCTTTGATTCTCAATTTCATCTTCTGCATCAGCCAATTCTAACCATGCTTGTTTAATCTTTTTACTTAATTTTAGTATATTTTCTTCTATTTTCTCTTTTTCATAGTTATTCTCAGCTATATCTGATTGTTTCTGAAGATTTTTTCTTTCATTTCTCATTAATTCAACTTTAAGCTGCACTGATTCAATCTTATCTTCAGCCCATTTATTAATTTTAGATATTTCATCATTAAGAAGTTGGTTATTTTTTTCTTCGCTTTCAATTAAAATTTTCTTTGCATATTGTTTTGCATCATTACTAAGTTTATTAATAATTTCATCATCTATCGCTCTATTATTTTCAAGCGTATTTAATCTAAACATTTTTTCAATTGTATCTTCAGCTAGTGGAGTTCCATCTTTTAAAAAACCAGTAAAAAATAATCGTTCTTCTTTTTCAAATGAATCGATTGTAATTTTATTTAGTGAAATATATCCTTCCTTGCCTACCATTTCTTTAATTTTTTTAATTTGATATGGATAATTCGATATATCAAAAACAACAGATCCTTTGTTATCAGATATTTTTTCAGCCTTATTCATAACGTTCATTCCTAATATTGATGTCATATTATAATCAATATAAGTACCATTATTCATTGTTGACATTTGATATGTTTCATTTCCAATTTTGAAGATTTTCTTATCATCATCAAAATTTGCAGCATTACTTAAGATTATTTTTGTAAGTCTCCAAAATAGTTCTTGAATTCTATTAATACTCGATGTTGTTTCATCTAAAACTCCACTAAAATAATTTTGTAAATCTTCATCAAAGTTATCTAACAAATCCTGTTTTGTTTTTTTCATAGATTCATCAATAACATCTTTAAATTGTTCTTGTATACTATCAAAAGCAGCATTAATTTCATCAGTAGTTCTACATTTTGTATATATTTCAATTATTGTTTTTTCTAAATCTATTCCATCTTCTAAAGTACCTAAAATAGAATCACTTGAACCAAATATTTCATTAAAAACACGAAATTTAGAGCTAAGCAGTTCGTATATTCTTTGCTCTACAACATTTGATGATGATATAAAATTAATTACTGCGACATCGTGCTCCTGTCCAAATCTATGGCATCTTCCTATTCTTTGTTCAACAACTTGAGGATTCCATGGTAAATCATAATTTACAACCATTGAGCAAAATTGAAGATTTAGTCCTTCAGCACCCGCTCCTGTCGCTATTAATATTTTTCCTTTATTCTTAAAATAGTCGATAATGGCTTGTCGCATATTAATTGCTTTACTATTATTTAATTTTTCATAATTTTCTGGTTTTTCACACCATTCATTAAATATTTGTTTAGCAATATCATCTGAATTTGAACCATTAAACATAAGTACTTCAGTATAACCATCCTGTAAAAGAGAGTCATATAAGTATTTTTGAGTTCTGCGTGATTCTGTAAAAATTAAAATCTTATCTTCTGCACCTAATTCTTTTAAAAATTTGTTTCCATAATTAATTGCGTCTCGTAATGCAAGGTATTTGCTTTCTACTTTTACTTTTTTAGCTTTCTCAATTATGGTAGTTAAATTGTTGATTTCTTCCTTTAATTTTACAATATCAATTTGGATTTCTTCATTATTATCTTGATTTTCAATAAAATCATCATCAAAATCTTCATCAATAATTTCATCAAGACCAGTATCACTTCCAGTATTTAATAAATTAACCAGTCTCTTCTTCATAACTTCTAATGTATAAACAATGGAATGAACTGATGATCCCATTAATTTACATAAAATTAATAACAACAAATGTTTTTGCTTCTTAGGAATCAAATAACTATCCACGTCTGAATTAAGCAATAATTCACGAATATCATTATAAACAGACATTTCTTCTGGCGTTTGATTAAAAGTAAATGTCTTAGGAATTCTTTTTGTGAATTTTATATATGGTTGAACTTGTTCTCTTAATGTTCTATGTGTAAATTTGCTAATTCTATCTCTTAATTCTATTAAATTTTCACTATAATTTTTATAATATTTTTCTTTAAATATTTGATAGTCACCAAAAATATTGTCATCAATTAATGAGGTTAAGCCATATAGATCCATGACATTATTTTGGATAGGAGTTGCAGTTAACAATAATTTTTTTGTATTAGATAAAGCATTTTTTATACCAAGCGAAATAACATTATTTCCAGTCCAAACATTACGTAATTTATGGGCTTCGTCTATAATGCATAAGTCAAAATTAGCTTGACTAACTTCTTCACCTGAAATAGCACACATTTGATATGAACATATAATAATATTGTCTTTTTGAATAAATGGATTTCTATGTCCATTTTTTCTTAAATTATTATATTTCTTTCTATCCATAATAATGGAAGGAAGATTAAATTTTTCGAATAATTCTGATGACCATTGTCTCATTAAAGAGGCTGGTGTTACAATAAGTATCTTCCTTTTATGTTCATTCCATAACTGCGCAAGAATGATGCCAGCTTCAATCGTTTTTCCGAGACCAACTTCATCAGCTAAGATACTTCCCCTATTCAAAGGAGACTTAAAAGCAAATAAAGCTGCTTCTATTTGGTGAGGTGTCAACTTTATCTTTGAATTGAATAATGTAGTGCCTATTCTATCAACAGTATTACCAGACTGTTTTAATGATAATAAATTATAAATGTATTTAGCAGTAAAAGGTCTTGAATACTCCATATATTATTCCTCATTTTTCTTTTCAAATTCATCATTGTGCCAAATAAGGTACTCTATTCTTTTTGAAGTCATTAATTCTTTAGGCAACTTATAATCAGTATTTAAATGCCATAATTTTATTTCTTCAGCTGTTAATTTTTTTGATATTTTTATACTACCGTCCATAAAACTGAACGTAATTAAGCATCTATCAAATAACTTGTCATGTGCTGCACATAATAAAAATGCATTTTCTAAATCAGCTTTTCCATATATATCGCATTCACTTGCAGGCTTAATATGACTAGCAACCATCAACTCTTCATTTGTAGTACCGCATAATAAGCATTTACAACCGTGTTTTTTTATTAATCTTCTTCTTAACTCATCTTGAATTTCTGCAAGTCTTACAACAGAAGTCACAGTTCTTGTGCCATCAGTTCCATATTTTTTGGCTAATTCTTTAACTTTTGCTAAGAAATCATCTTCTTTTTTAATTAAATCTATAAATTCGGCATCAGATAACCCTTTTTGTGAATCAATAATTATGTCATTTGTTTGTACGAAAGAAGCAAAATTATAAAGCATCCCCATCATATCGCTTCTTCCAGAAATGCTATATGCTTGACTGACATCATACTTATTATGTTTATTAAGGATAATAGCAGTTAAGAATCTTAAGGCAAAATATTTTTCATCTTGTCCTTTTGGTGTCTGAGCAAACGATCCAATTACTTTATTACCTTCTAATTTTATATGCTTGTGCTGCAAGTTTCCGCCATTTTGCGATTGGATATAATCTATGTCAGAAATTAGTTCATCAACGCTATTAAACTTAGGCCCAATATTTAAATTAAAAATTGGTATGAATGGATAAACATCAAACCCTAATGTTACTAAGCAACGAACTAACAATTGTAATGTTGAACCTCTAGAATCCTCTTTAATACTGTTTCGTGACGCATCAAAAGATTGAACCTTATGTGAAGTTAATAAAAATACTTTTTTTATCTTCTTATCATACAAGAACTTTATATTTTCAGATATTTTCTTTTGTAGCATTGGCATCAATTGTTGAGAAATAATTGTATTCCCTTCTTTAGTATATGGATCACTAAATGAAACTAAAAATTCATTGTATTCACCTAATGTTCCTTTTACAAAACCATTATACATTGAATAATAAGATGCTTCGCTTTGACTCATAATTTCTAGAGAATCAATATACAAATATGGATATTTCTTATTTAAAAAGTTAATAATCGCATTAAAATATTTATCTCTATCAGAAAAGCCATATAATTGAATGACTTTTTTTGCATCGTTCTCTAAAAACTTATCATAATACTTTTGTGTTATATATAACTTTGACATAATACAAATCCTCCTAATAATTCTTAACTAGCACTTCTTTTCTACTACCGTATCTTCCAGCATGTGGTTTCAATTCAACGATAGTATAATTGTTATTTGTAGCCCAATTTAATAACAATTCATTTGTTTTACCATTATGAAATATAACATTTGACAATAAAAACTTTTGCCCGTTCTGATTAATCTTATCAAGAAATGCTAGTAGTTTTATTTCTTGTTCCATATCCCAACCTTTAAAACCTCTTTTACCATCGTTATATGTTGCATTAGTAATAATGTATGGTGGATCAAAGTAGAATACAGTATCCTTGTCAAACTCTTCTGGATTTAAATCATTAAAATCTTTATTCATTGTAATAACATTAGACTTTGTTTTAAAAGTATTTATCCTGTTAAAGGTTGTTTCGTTGCAGCCAGAGTTCCCAACTGGAGTATTAAAATCATGTTTTTGATTGAATCTTAATTGGTTTTGGAAGCAATACATTTGTAACACAAACAAATTCAATGGAGTTTTATTCTTATTATAATAATCTCTAAATATTAAATATTTTTCTTTATTACCTTTTTCTAAGCCGAATTTTTCAACTATTTGTTTGATATTTTCAATCAATTCTTTTGTATCTGAATTTAATAACATGTTTATAATCTCATAAACGAAAGGATTATATTCATTATAGACAACGTTTACTGCGTTGCTAATATTAATACCAACATTGAATGCTCCACCCATAGCATCAACAAAAGTATTCATTTTTTTTGGTAATTCATCAATTATCTGATCAATAATATAGTTTTTGCTACCACTATAGTTTAATGGGCTCTTCAAAAATTGTTTTCCTATACTTTTTCTATCTTTTTTTAAATATATAAGCACTTCTCTTAGATTGCTTCCTTTTTGACTAGAGCGTATATTTTTGTACTCTCTAAAAGGATAATATTTTATCACAACCTCTTCATCAGTATACTTTTTTAATATAGATAGCAGTTCTTCAATTGGTAGTAAACTTTGCGTTGAATAACTAATTATAATATGTTCAAAATTGGCATATGCTATTAAATCTTCATACGTTTCAGCAACCTTATTCTTTATTGAATACTTTGATTTTTCAAGTTTGTTTGTTCTTCTTCCAGTTTTTCCATTAATCAGAGGGATATCATATTTAACAACAGTTTCTAATAAATGATATGCAGAATTATAATCTGTAATAGTATATGGCGTATCTAGATATAAAATATCACCTTTAATTTTTCTAATTAAAGAATTAGAATCCTCATTAAAAATCGTACTTTTTAAAACCTTGTCACATTTTTTCATCTCTAGTGGTGATAGCTCAAATTTTTTAAAAGCACGTTTATCCCAATCTTTTAAGAAAGCTTCATAGGTACCTGTTGTATTTGATAGTCCCATAATACTTTCTAATAGAGAAGCCAATAAAAAATTAAACTCATTTTCTGAGATAGTATTAGATATGCGTAACTCATCTAATTCAAGTCTAATGCCGTCTATTTTATTTGCTACTTCTTCAGTAAAGAATTGCCTATTACCTTTAGGCGAATAATTTTTCCAAATAAAATGGTTGTCAGAATATTCATATTGTTTTTCAGTAAAATATTCAAAAGGACTTTTATTATATCTTTTAACAAATTTTTCAAATTTTGGAACATCATTATTCTTAACTTTTGCATATGTAAAAATATATGATGATGTCAATAAATCATTAGCAATAATATTATATTTATCTTTAAAATGGTCAGAAACTGATGCACTTCCCGAAAACAAATCACAAAATATTTTTCCTTTTATACCCAAAGAATCAATAAATTCTTCTATGTTATTAATCATTCTTGTTTTATTACCTAAATATCTCATTAATCTTCCACCTCAATGCAGTACTTCCTAAAGAGTCGAGCTAGTTTTCTCTTAGTTTTTATTGTTGGTTCATATTTACCAGATTCCCATCTGTTAACCGCACCAAAAGACACTCCTAACATCTTCGCAAACTCAGTTTGAGTTAATATCATTTTATGTCTTATTTTTTTAATAGCTTCAGGATATTTCATGTATTATTCCTCCAACTTTCGTATGCAACTATTATAACACTTTTTTATCATTTTGTATATTGATTGCAGCATTTTTAAGATAATAATTTTTATAATTACTTTTGTTAACTTTTATCTTTTTGCAACCCCCTCTAAAAATAAACATAAATTTTGCAACCCCCTCTAAATTTTGCTCTTGAAAAATGCAACCCCCTAGCAT